TACCTGCCCCCCCCCCCCCCGGTCTCTCAGGCCGTTCTAACGGTGCTCTTCCTCAGACTCCAGAGGCTCACTCACAGGCCCGCTGGCAGGCTCTCCAGGGCTGCTGGGCTCACCTGAGGTCTGCTCACTGGGCTGCTGACCACTCTGGCCGTCCTGCTGACCCGTAGCCGCGATGGCCTGTCCCAGGCTGCCAGCGCTCTCACGCATTGTGGCGACGGTCTGGCGGATCGCGTCGAGATCACCCTGGGAGACTTGCTCGTCCAGGCGGTCCAGAAGGGAGTGGATGGCTTGGGTAGCTGACAGCTCCACGTCGTGGTTGACTTGGGCTTGCTGGATGATGGACTGGAGATCGTCGTGGATGGACACTAGTAGGCTCCTTTGTGTGGTGAGCTGGGTTTTGATGAAGTCGATTGACTGGAGGAAGTAGTCAAGACGACCGAGGAAACGAAAGATGATTTTGATTCGGGTTAGCACATTGTTGGCTCCTTTCGTTGGACGGTTGATCGGGCTTAGAACGGGATATCTTCCAAGCTTGCTAAGCTGTCGTCTGGGTAATCCGGCTCGCCGTGGGTGATTGGTTGATCATACTTCCGGAACCTACCATCCTCGCCGCGACCGCCAGCCAGCTCAGCAAGGTAGACATGGTGCTTACCGTGACGTTCAGCGAGCATGACACGAAGGTTATCTAGAGTATCATTTGTCTTGTCAAGATCTTTGTGATCGACATGCTCGTCGGATCTCAACCTCTCGTCTAGTTCCTTCATCACCAGATAGCGTGAAAGGTATTGCCATCCAGCGCCATTAGCAAAGAGGTGATCCTTGCCAAGTCTGATGATCTTTCGGCCTAGTCGCTTGGTGACAGGATCTCTGTGCTGGGTGATTGGAAAGCCATCGAGTATAGCTATGGGCGGTCTAGAAATCCTGATCTTTGTCTTGAGATTGGTGATGTCTAGTCTGATGACCTTCGATCTGCCACAGGTTGAACAGAGAAACCGTCTCGGCTTCTGGCCCTGTGACTGCATCGGCTTGAGACAACAGACAGGCGACAGATGGTGGGGGATGATCGCTTGGCCTGATTCCGCCCGCCGCTGGACAAACCACGCGATAGAGGCAAGGCGGTTGCCTAGCTGCTCCCGAGCGCCTAAGTCCTGGTAGACCTTTTCTATCCTGTCGTACAGCTCACGAGATGAGGCTGCTCGGCTGAGGTCGTTCTTGCCAAGCTTCCAGCCCATAGCAAGGTTGATCAAGTGGCGATCGATAGGGATGTGCTGATGGTTGAGAGGGCCAGCAATGGAGTGGTAGAAGGCTGTTACTTTTCGACCCCGCAAGACTTGTAGAGGATCTTCGCCATGGTAAATCCGCAGAGCCTTGAGACGGTTTGGATGAGAAGTGTTGACAGTGCAGGAGTCTTGCTCGCGGATGACAGAGAAGATGTTAGCGACGTTCTCTTCCCAACCGTTCATGGGACTCAGAGCAGCGTAGATGCCTGCAACGTGAGAGACCGAGACGCGGTCATTGGTCAACCGGGAGATCATCCGGCAGATCCCATGCGCGCCGTCATAGAAAGACATGCCTTCCGTGATCTCGGTGTCGCTGGCTGAGAGTAGGGCGTGCCAGATGTTCAGCCGCATCTGACGCTGGGAAGGCAAATGGATCATTGGCGTTCAACCAGCCATTTCTGAATTTGGTCAGACATCAATAGCCTCCATGATACTCAAGTCCAGCTCCTCGTTCAGCCTGGCTTCCAGTTCGTGTGACAAGCTGCCGCCCTTGACAGCGTGATAGATCAGCTTCTTGACCACCATGGGGAGCGAATCGACATCGATGTTTTTAGTCTCGACTTGCAGGGGTTCGCCGTTCGGTCCAGAAACTTCGATGCGGTCTGACACACTTCCCGCGAGGGTCCAGAATACCTTCTGCATCTGAGCTTGCTGCGGGCCGACTGTATTTGCGCCACGGATCAGGGATTGCAGGGTCTTGCCTTTTGCAGCGTCTATGGTCACGCTGAGTAGAGCGTTGAAGACTCGCCGGAATTCAGAGGTTGTCAGCCATTGCCACAGAGTGACGCGGCTGATCCCGATTCGACGGGCCAAGTCTTCACGGGTGTCGGTGGGTGAAGCTTCTATCAGGACGCGCACACCGAGTAGCTGTTTCGGAGTGAGCGAGGTGTTGCTGAGAACTTCGTAGGTCAAGTCCTTGGATTGGTTTTTGGAGCCACGGGGAGATGTGAGGCTTGTCTCGCTGACGGCGGATACAAGAGGCTCAGCGGTGGCGGAGCGGCTGCCTGGAGGTCTACCAACACGAGCCTGCGACTGCTCTGCCAGGACTTCGAGTAGGTCTTCGAGATCACGCTCGTCGTCAGGGTCGTCTACAGGCTCAAGTGAGTGAGTAGAGAGTTCTTCTATCGCTTCTTTGGTGGTGGTCTCGTCGTCTTTCATTCGCAGCCTCTCCCAACCTCGCCAGAATTCTTAGACTTCGTAAAAGCCTTCCAATGGACGAAGCCGCGAGGACACCAGAACCCCCACTCTCGTACTCTCGGACCTGTTATCACAAGAGTCCAGCAGGGGATAGGGGAGCCGTAGAGATCTTTCTTGAGCACCACCCGATGGCGGTGCTCTGCCCTACGGAAGGCGATGCTGAATCTCTTCCGCCATCCGGAGATAATGAACATTGGTTCCGAGCAATTCGGGCAGTGCGTCGGCAGTGAATTCGTGGATTGTCCTTCCTCATCCCAGAAGTCATTACCGCAGCCGGTGCAGCGCTTTACGTCCTTGGTGATTTCCCTGTAAGTTCCGGCGAGGACAACGGATAGGAACCACCACGGATGATCGTGCAAGGCTCTGTCATCGTCGTCACGAAGGAACTTGTGAAGATAGATATTGAGTCTAGTGTTGCGAGGGATCAGAAACCATCGCAGCATGTACGGATTGTCAGGACTGCCGATTATGAAGTTTGGAGGTCTCATTGCTGGCTATCCAATCGTAATGGTTCGCGGGAAAGAGTCGATCCGCTGTCTCGTCTGTTCGTCTATTCGCCTTTCCGCGATGACAACGTTTGCACCTAATTCCGGCCAGCAGTCTTTTGGCTTCAAGGATTTGAAAGCAAGAGACCTGTCCGTGCTCAATCGACAGGCGAGATAGACCTTGGTAAGAAACTTGAGGCGACGGACTTCAAGAGCATGGGCGCGGTCTGATGCGCTAGGTCTGTCCTGCGCTTTGATAGCCGCACCCCAATCTGAACCACTTGTTGAGTAATGACCTTGCTGATTCACTTACGCTCCTTCTTCCATTTCTTTGAAGTGTGACAGGTGAGAGCGTGATCGCAGTAGACACATCGCCCATTGCCGCCTTTTACAGGAAGATTACAAGGTCCGTTGTCTGGGACATCCATACAGCCACAGAGACATCGTTTGCTGTCTTTGCCAGCGGCGACGCTCAACCGAACACACAGGCCCTCAGACTCAGGAAGTGCCAACGCCTCAACCTCTTCTGCGGTCAGTGGAATGTAGACGAAATTAATTCCAGGTAGAGTAAGAACGTGTCTTCTTCCCACTGTGGAGGTGACAATATCCATACTGATAGGATCACTCATTTTCCTGTTCTCCTGCCTTCCGAGATTCCAGGAAAATGAATCACCGACGACTTCGCCAGCGGGAACGGCCGCTGCTTGTTCCACTCACGGGAGAACTGGGGTGGTTGATTATCTCGACAGTAGGCCCAGTCGCAGGTGTCGCGGGATGGGAGTTGATTCTTATCACCCACGAGCTGTGCGAAGTACCAGCCGTCCCCGCGTACAACGTCCATGGGATACTTCAGAGTACAGGGAGCCATGTCTTGCAACGTCATGCGGGCAGTCTGGGCGAGTAGCGGATCACCTATCTTGCGGAGATATTGCAGGGCTCTCACGCCGACGTAGAACTGATCATTCTCAATCCCCTTGCGGACTCGTGTATCTCTCCCCAACGCAACCCGCAGCCATGCCGTGTCTCCTGCAAAGACAGGCTTGCCAGGGCAACGAAACCCTGGCCCGCAGACCGTCAGATCGGTGGAGGCAATGCAGAGCTTCGCACGAACGGTTGTCAGTAGAAGGGTTTCAGAAGCCGCAAGTAGTTCAGGGTCCTGAGAGAGCCACGCTACAAGCCTGAAGAAGCTGGTCCCGTTACGGTGTTGAGCGTCGTGCGAGGAGGGGCAGTTCTGCTCGGCACCTTGTAGCCCTACGCCTCTGTCGCCAAGCCCCATCTCGCGAGGGTAGTAGGCGGTCAGCAGGACTCGCTTGGCGACCTGGAAACGACCGTCTTTGGCGAGCCACGCACGGAGGCATTCACCCGTCCAGGCTTGCGCTTCGTGGTTATCGGAACCTTTGTTGGCGCCTTCTACAGGCCACGCGAGACCGGGGTTGAAAAACGGGAGGGAGGAGTCTGTCTTGCCTTCTAGAAAAGAGAGGAGCTTGTCGAGCCATGGGATGAGGGCGTGGCTCCAGTCGGTCTTGAGAGCATTGTTGGCAGTCTGATCGGTCTGGGGTTTGGGGCGATCTTTAGGCATGGGATTGATCCTCTCTCATCCAATAGAAAGCAGAGCAGGATTGAGAACACCACCTGACTCATTGGCTCGATCGCCTTCGTCGCCAAGCTGAGCATTCTTATTGTGCCAGCGGCGGAGTTCTTCGCCGTGCTCCCAGAAGTAGGCAAGGGCTTGGACGGCACACCCGTACATGAAACCAGTGATACCTTCCGTATCGGCGTCGTGGCTGGCTTTCTTGGCGATCTCAGCGATTGTAGATCCTGTGGCGGAGAGACGTTCTTCCATCAAATTCGCCCACCGCTCTGAGTAGTCTACGACCGCTTTGCTGTAGCCGTCCCGGCTGTTGGTTTCGACGTACTTTGCGTATTCGGTTTCGAGGCCTTGCTTGATCTTCATCGTTGTCTCCTTTAAGTGTTGCCGTACCAGTTGACCTGCGACATAACTTGTGAGAAAGCGGCTGTCACGGCATCGCTCCACATCTCACTGTATTCATCTAAGTGTCTGACACCTGTAGACTTCTTGATACCCAGCAAATTGATTTGATTGGCAATCTCGCCAAACTGATCAATCACTTCCAAAAGTTTGTGCTGTAGATCACGCTCTAGAGGAGGCAGATCTGAGCTGGGGGAGAGATCACAGGTTGGTGTCCCAGGAAAGAGATAATCAGGACGGCTGTGTCTCCAGGAAGATAGCATTTCTGCTCGCGGGTCGGGTTTGTCCAGTGACAGGAAGTCTTGCAGAGCCGAGAGAATATCTCTGTCGTCCTGAGTGCTCACGGCTTCTTCTCCTTTGGCTCAGCGAGACCATCAATCCGATAGTAATCCTTGACAACAGGTCGCTTGCTCACTTCGATCACGTCCATGCCGACACCGTTGGACAGCAGCAGAGATTCGTCCAGTGTTTGCGTGACTGAGACGATGTGGTTCAGGCGGAAGGTAGAGCCTGCATGCTTGTCTACCTTATAGTCGCGGCAGATCAACTCTAGCTCTTTTTTGTCCTTGTCTCGGTCTTCCTCGAGATCCTTGATCATAACGTTGGTGGATCTGATCTTGCTGCCTAGAGTCTCGATTGATTGCAAGACGATTTCAGGGACAGATGGGAGAGATGACTTGCGCGGTTTGGACATGAGTTGAGGGGCTCTCTGAGGTTAACAAGTTATGTGGTTGGCGCTTAACACGGGCTTAACAGATCAATCCTGGGATACAGAGAAGTTACAGCCGGTTCCATCTCCGATTAACATATCTATCAGCGGGAAATCAAAACAGGTCACGGCATAGGACTCGTAGAACATGATCTCAGTCAAAGTCTTGCCGTCTTGAGGTGGTCTGACATGAAGAGTACAGATCCGACTGGTGTTGATGATAACCTCGCCTCCAGCAATAAACGTGTCTCCTTCTTCTGTTCTCTTGCTGTAGTCGGGTATGGCTTCGATTGCTCTGATCCACATGTCTTGTCTCCTCTCAAAGGTTTGAGTACACAGGGCCGTAAGTAGCGCTGCCGGTACTTCTCAAAGTTCTGTCGAGAGATGGTTGAGAACTCGTCTTGACGGTAGAGCTTCCCAAGTGTACTGGACTCTACTGAGATTAATCATGTACCTGTGACCTTCTCTGTCTTCGATTTCGTGCCACTGAGGATTCATTTCGAGTCCCGTCCAATGACGACGATCGTGCCAATACAGTTGGAGATCTCACGACACCAACGCTGCTTGACATCCTCGGTCTGCTCGAACGACGCAAGCATGTTCAAGCGACCAGCGGCGGATAGCTTGGCGTTAGCGATCTGGTGTGCGTCGGTCATTTCGGTCTCCAGTTCTTGTGTCGTTTGACTGTCGAGACTCTATCCGACTTAACACAGCTTAGCAACAGGTCGGCAGGGGTTTTACAGAAGTTTTACAACTCGTCACCAGAAGTGGACGCTGTTCTTGTCTCACTTCTTCTTGAACATGAAGTCTTGAAGAATAAGAGCAATAATCAAAAGTACAACGCTTCCGATGAGCATCCCAAATCGTCATCATTTCAGTTCTCCCCAAGTGGTTGCTGTGTGTCCCTTGGCGACAATCGGAATCTTCAACTTCAATCCGTGGTGGTTCGTCATCGCGTCGAGGCACAGGTAGTCTACAATCTCTACGTCTTCTCGCGGACAGGTCAAGATCAGCTCATCGTGCACTTGCAACCGCCACTTGATGTCATGTCCACTGTCTGACAGGGTTTGGATGGACGGGCGCAAGTGTCGCATGGAGTTCTGAATAGCGGTTTGGGCTGTGCCTTGGATGCGACTGGAGACGACATGCCGCTCTGCCTCTGCTGAGAGTTTACGATCGTGGGACCGCAAGTCTGGCAGGTAGCGGTACATCCCGCCACGGTCGCGGATGTATCCACGCGAGCGAGCGCTGGAGATCAACCTTTCCTTGTAGTCATTGATGCCGATGATAGACAAGATCTCTCGGCGGAGTTCTCCGCAGGCTCTTACGTCCCAGTTGTCAAGCCCGAGCATGCGAAGCTGGTCTGATAACCCCTGATCCTGTTGACCATAAGAGATGCCATAGATGGTTGTCTTGGCAGGGAGGCGGTGCTTGAACTCGTCTACGTCCTCTTCGCGAGCTATGCCGAAGACGCGCATGGCGATTTGCTTGTGCGGGTCTGACTTGGGCTTGAGGAATTCGCCAATGAGAAACTTGCTGTTGCTTTCATCGGCCAATATTCGGAGTTCAATCTGTGATAAGTCAGCGGCGTACAAGACTTGTCCTGAGTCTTCAGCAAGCCGGTAGCACGATCGCACAGCCCGGCCGATGTCTGTACGCACGGGTATGTTGAGCAGATTAGGGGCTGAGCTTGATAGTCTGCGAGTCTCTGTATCAGCGATGCGTAGATTAGAGCGGACATTCCAAAATCTCTGATCTCCAGGGATGATGCTGAGGATGGGTTTGCAGAACGAATCGCGGATGTGCTGACGTTCCCGCCAATCAAACACCAGACCGATCGCGGGGTCTAAAAATCTCAAATGTTCGATAGACTTCTTAGCGGTTGATTCGTCTCCCGTGTCAGTCTGCTTCGAAGCTCTCAAGCCACGGCGCTTCAATAGGACTTGAACCTGCTTGGGTGAGCCTGGGTTGAACCGCCGTGAGCTGAAGAACTCATGTGACAGTCTTGCTCCGATGGCGTACATCTGCTCGGACATGCTTTCGCCTAGGTCGAAGAACATTTGTCGATCAGCAGTCATACCGTTCTGCTGCATCTCCCAGAAGATAGGAGCGACTTGCATGTCATCGGGCATGCGGTGCTGGAGGTCGAGAGATTTGAGCCGTTCGTCTAGTTGGAACATCAATCTTCTAGTCCCGTCGCTATCACGAGCAGCATAGATGATAGCTTGATCCAACGGAACATCATCCAATGTTGCAATCGGCATCCGGCCCATGACCGACTCTACGTGCTTGACCTGTAGCGGGTCGAGGTCTCTCCAGCGCTTCAAGGGATTCGTGGGACCGTCTTTAGTCTCCTTGCCTGTTACGATGTCTACGATAAGCTTGTTGACAGCTTTGGTGATGTGCTGGTAAGTCTTCAGCTTGCTACTGCCGTCATTGTTATGCTCAAGGCGAGGTTCTGCTTTAGGCCACGTTCGACACGAGACTTCGATCAGATAATCAAGCTGCTTCTGCCTAGCCACGTCTCCAATGAGCGAGTGGTAGTCTTCCATGTACATGCCGTTGAACCGCCAGCAGAGGGGTTTGAGGCCCTTAGGCTCTAGGCGAGTTAGGTAAGCGGCGTACATGGTGTTGTAGAGAGGAGCACGCGAGTAGTTCAGCCCGACGACACTGGACATGGTGAGGTCGTAGAGGCAGCCTGAAGGGGTGGAGGCGTCGTGGGTGATGAATGTCGTGCGGCTGGTGTCTGCGAGCCTCTGGAGGGCTGCTATACCACGCTGGAGGTCGGGCTGGGAGGTTCTGAGGACGTAAGCTACCCCGGGCTGCCACGAGACCTGTGTTGACCAGTGCATGCCTCGCTTGGGGTAGCCTTCTGTGTCGAGGCCGATGTATCGTAGGTCGGCAGGCTTGGCAGACCTGATTGCTGATTCGAGTTGACGGCCTGTCACGTCACGATAGTCTTCCTGCCCGGCGTAGGGGTCATGGCGGAACTCGATCTGCTCGCCCGCTTGGAGCTTCTTAACAGTGCTCGCTACGACTCGGTAATCTTCTTGGATCAAGGGCCGTACTTTGGCTTTATAGAACCCCGCCGCTGGGTGATAGATCGGCAGAATGATCGAGTTTTGTGGAGAGCGACTTGCGCGAGACAGGTCAAACGCTCCAGGCTTGTGAGGGATGTTATGGCAAGAATCCAAGTCAGCACGATCGCCTAGAAACCATTGGATAGCAAATCTGCCAACAGCGATGATGAGCTGAGGGTTGCAAGCGTGGACTTCGCGGATCAACTCCGGGGTCCACTCCGAAATCAGCTCAGGGGTGGGATCTGGGTTTCCCTCCAAATAGAGCTTGACAACGTTTGTCATGTACCAGTGATCAGGGTTTATTCTGTAAGGTGATAGATACCATTTCTGCTCTTCACCAGATTTTCCGGAAAAGGGTCTGCCACGTTCGAACTCGGTGCGGCCTGGGGCTTCTCCGCAGAGGAGGACGCGATTGGGAGTCCGTCCAAAGCCAGGAACAATGACAGACATTTAGATTCGTCCGTGGAACACATCTTCGTTCAGTTGCCGGAGGAAGCTATAAGGCTTTCTGAGTGATCGAATACAGGAGAGCCACTCATCTCTGAGAGAATCAAATCTTTCCGACTGTGATTTTTGGTCCGCTGATCTCATTTCCTTGTATATGAGCCGTGCTTCCTGCTCTATCGTGTTTTGATCTACTGCTATTGATTTTGACACGAGGGAAATCCTCCATAGTCATACGACCTTACTTGATTGCACCTTAGACAACAAGCTACCATGTTGCTGAGCTGATCCGCTCCACCTTCAACCAACGGCACTCGGTGATCGATCGTCATGTAGTTCCCAGGCACACCCTTACTGGAGTCTGGTGGCGGATCAAGTCGCAGGACAAGTGGGAGTTTGCAGTAGTAACATTTGCCCTTGCTGAGCTTGAACAGTTGAGCACGAAGCTTGAGACGATCTTTTGATCCACGCCGCTTGCGCTTGGTCGTCACAAGTCAACACTCAGCCTTTTTATGTTGGCTTCTCTTCTGCCGAAGCTCGCACGCCACGGACGATGCATGCTTCTTTCCATGGCTTCACATTCGGCGGCCAAATCCTCTCTTGGCTCAAACCATCCCACTGATCCTGTAAGAGTCCCTAGTGCCATCACAGCAGCATCAGCCAGTCCAATCCCACGACTGCGAGCATAGAAAGCAATTTCCGAGAATCGAGCATTGTCAATTGAGGTGGGATGGAAGATAACCTCTTCAGCAGTCCACAGCTTGACAATATCCACGACATCTATTGTGGAGTACTCATAAGGCCAGAGATGAAGATCGCCCCACGGACTATGACACATCGCCCTATACATGCCATTGGGTTGAAATCCTTTCTCGTCTACGTTGCTGAGATGTTCCACGAAAAAGATCCTACCAACCCGCATGTTCTCGTCTAGTCTACCTTCGATGGGAGGTAGCTTGCGAGTGATCATTGCCCACGAGCCAGCAGGAGGGATCATCTGATTATCACGAGGATCGTACACGTCTAGATTGGCTGGGTTGCCTCGCAGAAAACCGGCCATGCGATCGATTTCTTTTTCAGCAAGTTTGTAGCCGGAACCCTCACGCTCGAAATCCCGCTTCTTGGTCGTTCGTGGTTTGCGAGCGGCTTTCTTTCTCGTGATCATGGCTCAGTCCTCGCGAGGGGTTGGAAGTCTCCCCGGTCCCACGGACGGTATAGTGGTTGTCCATTCTCGTCCCAGCGGTAGAACCCAGGCTTGCGCTCGGGAGGACCAGGGAGGATAAGGGTCCAGCTTTCAGGGCCTAGCAGACGGACAATGCGATGGACACGACTCGCATTTACTCTGAACACTTGTCCTTGTTGGCGCTCAACTAGATAACCCTTGCCATCCACCACCCTGAGCCATTCGCTTGATCGGAGACCACGCGGCTGAAACACCTCCTCCACATATCCCCCAGCGATCACAAAGCTCGTGAACCCCCACGGATGGTCGTGTGGATCAGCTTCAGGCTCAGCCTGAGTGATGTGATGCAGAACAGTAGGGACGGGCAGACCTTCGATGTGATACTTGGTGAAATGCGGTCCCATGACTTCCTGACGGATCGTGACAGGTGCAGACTGAGCTACAGCATCTCTTCGCCCAAGATCGTAGATCTCTTGAAGGGCATCGTCCCAAGTCCTGCCCGACCAGAAAGCCTTTTTTATTTCCTCGATAGAACGGATCATCTACCATTCTCCTGTCCACTGGTCTTGCTTGTCACGTCCACCGCGACCATCTTACTTGTTCTGAAAAAGAACGTCTTGCCGCGCTGGACAATCTTGCAGGCGTGACCGTTGTGGTTGAACGGGCCGCTTGACTGGGCGGAGTCGCGGATCATTTTCACGTAGCTAGAGCGCAGAGCAAGAGTACCTTCCAATTCGGCACGAGCCTTGTTGACAGCTTCGTCGGCTTGGTCGTACAGCTCAAAGAGTGTTGACAGATCACTAGTCATTTGCGTCCTCTTTCGTATTTGGCAGATCCTTCTATGAACTTGTGTAGCGTGTTGAAGACACCCATATTAACTCGACAATCTCGAATTAGTCTCCTGGCATCGCTCCTAGCCATCTTATATGCCTGAGAATTAACACCGTATCGTTGACCTCCTCGGTCGATTCGCGCTTGGCAGGCAGACTCTAACTTATTTTCCTGATGAACAACGATCATGTATCCTGTGCCATCCGACTGAGCGAGAGAGATCTCCACACCGAAAGAGAACTTCTCGATTAGACGCAGAATGGTCATTGGATGTTTCCTTCACTCGCTGCGTCAACACAAGCTCTCCAGCCATCGCCGCAGACAGTCTGGTCCTCAGCGGCGTCTTCTGACTTGACACGTAACGCTGAGTAGCCCATCGAGATGCGGCAGGTCGTATGACCAGTGTCGCAAGCGTGAACGGCTCGCAGGGTAGCCTTGCGTTGAGAACCGATGATTGCAAGGAAACAGCAGAACGCGAACACTAGAACAGCAAAGCACGACCAGAGAAAAGATGACCATGGGGACGACTTCTTGCCGACCTTCCATTGGAGAGTTGAGGGACGAGGCGGGGTGCTGATGTGGGGATTCATCAGATCTCCTTATTGGTTTTCAGAAGTATCGAGTGCTTTGGATATAATCTCGCTGGCGGATTCCAGTCTCGATAATTTGTCTTTTGCTCGTTGAATCATTTGTGGCAGGTAGTCAAGAAGTTCTATTCTCAGAACTTGGAGACATGCATTGTCAAACGTTCCGTAGCTAGGCCCAAAGTCACTGCCGTTCCAGTGATAATCACTAACTGAGACAGAAACAGGAAGATCGGCAACCCAGTCCTCCCTATCGCCACGACTACCAAACCCGTTCTGCACTCGGTACCACATTATAGTATTCCGTTGGAGCTTTGCGTCATAGACCAGCGGAACAAAAGTCCCGAGCTGGAGTTCAACTGGAGAGTGGATAAGCTCATAGCCGTGCGGAATTCTGGTCACCGGTTTGATCCTCTCTGAATGATCTGTTGAGCACGTTCCCACAGGCTGTTGTCAAGTCGCTCCAAGTGCTCCAAGTCACCTTGTTCGTCGCGGTCGATGATTTCGTCCTCTATGCTCTCAAGTTCTAACCGAACTTCTGTGGGGACGAATCGTGCACCATCACCGCGCGCAGCTAGATCGTCGTCACAACCACCTGGACAAGTGGGGCCGCAAACCGAGCAGACATCAAAGTTCATCAACTCAGCGTGACGTTCAACCAGCCACACTAGAGGACGTTCTGACAGAGCGAGTTCACGCTGCTGCTGAGACTGAGGACGCGAGTTGAGAGACATGAGATTGATGTTGATGGATTGATTGATGTCGTCGTTACGAGTTCGCATTTTTTGTCTGCTCCTCTTCACGAAACTTCTTGCAGGTGCAAGTCAGATGGTTCTGGAGAGAAGAATCTCGCGTGATGATCTTCTTACAAGCTCCTGAAGGAGAGTAGTGCATCCTCGTGACCACAAATGCATCGTTTCGACATTGGATTTCGTCCTTTCAGATCTGCCTCAGAGCCTCGACCATCTCCTGATCCTTGACATACAGCTCGTCATACCGCCCCTTGACCAGCCGGTGGAACGTCGCTCCAATCGACTGCTTGCTGCCGGTCTTGGTCGTGGCTTGTCCGGCCGTCAGCAGCCCTGGGAGGGTGGAAGGGACCTCGCGATACACCCAGGCTCCAGACCCGTCCTGCGGGAAGACAACCAGCACCCGCGAACCAAACCCGGGAAGGGTCTGGAGGTACTTGACCGAGGAGATCCAGGAGGAGCGGGCGGAGACCTGGGTGGTTGCCATGAACAGACTGTATAACAGCCTGTTATAGCCCGTCAATAGGGTAGAGAGGATTGGCAAAAGATTTTACGACTCGTCCACTGGAGAGGACGCTTTAGGCTCGATCGGGACAGCATTCCAGGTCCAGCTCGGAAGCTTCTCGGCATACTCCTCGATATAAGCCACAGCACAGCCAGAGCACACAGGGGCTCTTCTAGGGTTCGTCTGCGGGACTCCATCCTTGACCTCTAACACAAGACGATACTCAGCTTGGTTCGAGCAGCGGTCCCGTCCTTGCTCCCATGTCGTGCATCTCATGACTGCTGTCCTCTCCGGACAGAAAGCAGACAATCCTCATGGTCGAAGAGAGACGTGTTACATCCTTCATACGTCCAACTCGATCCACCTTCATACGATCTCTGTTCGCTCTGGAGAAAGACTTCCGAGACAGGCTGCTTACAGACTTCGCAGTTGCCGTAGCGAGTTGAGGAGTAGCCAGTGGACTTGATCCGATAACGGTATTCGGGAACGAAGGTTGCGGTCTCGGTTGCCATGTGAGAAGACTACAGTACGGTCCGTACCGAGTCAAGAACAAAATCGAGATCGACCAAAGATTTTACAACTTGCCGTCAGAACAGGACAGTGGAGGACGACAGGGGAGAAGGAGCGAGGGTAGACAGGGGAGGCTCTTACGCGGCCTCCCTTTACGTCCAGCATACGATTTGACCTGTCAGCTTACTCCAGGCCGTCAAAGGCGTCGGGATCGACCATCGTCCGCGTACGCTCGAACTCCGGCAGGCCGGTCTTCCCAGCCTGCATGAGGATGTCATGCACCTTGTTGCGAGCGGCGGTCAGCTTGGCTCCCGTGACCAGATCCTCTACGCCCTTGAAGCTCGCAAGGTGCTCTGCGAGGTCGTCGTGGCCTTCAGGGAGAGGCTTGGCGCCGGTGATGTAGGCCGAGACCACAGGGGTGGTCAGAGGGCCAGGGATCTTGCCGTTGGCGATACGACGCATCAACAGCCCCAGAGCGACCTGCCGAGGCTTGTTAAAGTTCAGGGCCGGACCCTTGGGACCCGAGCGGCCACGACGGCGGGCGGAGGTCGGAGTCGTCTCCTGATTCTGGCTCTCACTGTTGTCCTCGCCAGCGGTCGGATCGACGGCAGTCAGCTGAGGCTCATCAGTCGGGGTGCTCGCGGGCTTGCGGTTCGTCTTGACGCTCATGTCAGGCTCCTGTCTTGTCTGGTGTCGAGCAAGCCCTATGATGGACTTGTTCGTGGATCTCAATCTGTAGAGGAGTCTAGCAGGAGATCTAGCGAGAGTCAACAGGCAATCTAGTGACTACAGGTGTAGACATGTGGCTGAGGTTACTCCAGTTCGTCTAACAAGTCGTCTAAGTCTAGCTCAGTGGCGGTTTCATCGGCTGCGCCGTCTCCTGCCCACTCAACTAGCAAATCTATCAGCCGTTGCCGCTCCGGGCACAGAGGACAGGTCTCAGCGTGATCGTCTGGCGCTCCAGAGATGATGTTGCCGCAAGAGAGACAGGTGAATTGCGAGTCTGACATTTATCTACTCCAGCTCGTCTAGCAAGTCAGCGAGCAGATCATCCTCTGAGTCAGCATTAGGTCTCTTCGGCTTGCCTGGTGACTCACAACCCGCAAGGTCGATCTTTCCCTCAGCCAGTCTGGAGAACTCCACAGCGTGGTTGAGGAGTTCAGCGGCTAGGGCCTCGCAACGCTGAGAGATTTGAGAGAGCTGCTGGCGGACTTGTTCTCCCAGATCATCTGATTCTTCCTCTCCATCATTAATAAGAAGCCCTGAACCATAACCATGGACAATAGGCATCTCAACATAGAGATCATAATACTCACCAGCTTTACGAAGCGTGACTCCGATCATTTGATTAGAGGACAGATCTACCCACGCCGAATAGAGCATTGGCTTAGAGATAGTTTTCATCGGTCTCTCATTTCTCAAGCGGCAGATAGACAGCCTGTAGAATTCTCTGGTGGAACTTCTCGCCAATGATTATCGGTCCGCCGGTCGGAACCCATCCGTTGAGAATCATCTCGGAGACTTTCGACTCAAGCTCTCTAGTGGTGTCCGCCGCGACAACTTGATATGAGTTCATTTGGCTCATCTCCTCTTCTTCGTCAAGAACTGCACAATCGATTTCGCCAACACCTTGCCCAGCTTGCGACTTGTCCCGCTTCTGCTCTCGATTCTGATCTCAGCCCAGTCGTCAACATCCGCGCTAATCATCCTGTCTAGCGATGGAAAGTACTTAGCGATCGCTATAGCTCGCTCGTATCTGATTCCAGGGATGCCGGAGAGAAACTTGGCAGCTTCCAAGACATCTGAGCTGAGGTCTGGAAAGGTGGACATCGTCTTGAGGCGGGTTGAGCCAAGCTGATCTCCAGAAGTGTTGAACACCCTCATGCTAGAGTGCTTGTGGAAAGGCTTGGTCCAAGTCCTGTAGAGCACGCCCAGCCATTGAGCAGCTTCCTCTAGCGACTCGACGCGGACGATCTGTACTCCAAGGGACATCAAGCTTGGCGAGCACTTGAAAGCTTCCAAGTAGCCGTAGGGAACAGGTTTGTTGTCAAGACGGATGTCGTACCAACCCTCGCGTTGGCGGGTTCTGGAACGAGACTTGTAGACCTGCACAGGGTTCGGACAGGACGGATACTTGGACTTGGGGTTGGCTCGATAGCGTCCGTATTGTAGAAGCCAGATCAGGTCGTAACAAGTAGACATCCGCTTGATCTGCTCTTGCAGCCTGCCCTGGTGCATCGACTGGAGCATATCTGAGACGGATTTGATCTCGACGCCGATCATCAGTTGTGACTCAGGCCCGTTGCCAGCAAAAGCGACGTCTCCACTCGCGAGGTTGGACAGGAATCGACCTGTCCCGCGACATGACTTGCACGTGGATGAGTGGGTAGAAGTCTTGCCGACGCAATCAGCGCACGCTGGGAGTAGCGAGCGGACAGGCTCGTGCAGAGCGAGCTGATAAGAGCCTTCCATTTTGTCGAGCATCAGCACAGGCTAGTCTCGCGGAGTTCTGGAGAATGGCTGTTGGCAGCAGTCGCAGACGATCACAGTCTTTTGCTGATCTACTATTCTGCTGGCGAGAGTCCTGCCTAAAGATTCCGCCCGAACACAATCAGCTCTGAAGTAGACGTTGCCTAGTTCTTTACCGCCAAGCTCAGCACGAAAGCCGTACTCGAATGCTCCTCTAGTGCCTGACCCCTTGTAAATCCAGTCAGGGGCGTACTGATAAATCCAATCAGAAAGTGTCAGTTCTTCTTTGCTCATGATCAGGCTCTCTTTGATCGGTTGATCTGACGTTCCTTGTGGTCCTCTCTCAGTAGCTCCCCCAACCTCAGCGCGACCAAATGCACAGACCCTCTCGTCACAGGCTTGTAGAACTCGTCCATGTCAGGATCGTCCAGCATGGATACCTCGACTTGGTACTCGACGGAACTGCCGCTGGGCTGAACAAGCCTGTACCGGTACTGGCAGGAGGGGGAGGAACCACCGATCCAGGAATCGACCACCCGCGAAGTTGTCACGGTTTCGGTCCCTCACCCGTGAGAACCCATTGGATTTCACTCTCGCGCTGTCTGTCTAAAGCTTCTTGAACTTTTGTCGGATCAAGTGAGCAGCCGTCTTTATGTTCATCAAAGACATGGTTGCCGCACTCGGGGCAATGGTAGCAGAGCGTCAAACCACAGAATTGACATTTATCAACTAGTAGTTTGTGAGTCACGAGCGCCATTCCTCTGCATCCGTCTCGGTGATCATTCCCATGACATCCGGCCACTGCAACTGATCTGGCTTATCCCCCAGCGAGATCTCGAAATCCATGTAAGCGCTATTCCACCATGGCTTGTCTACCGTGGCTTTGAACTCATGTTCACGGCGACGGTTGATGGAAACCTCCGTACGAATCACCACGTCAGACTTCAGATAGACTTTCTGGCTCGCACTGGTGTCGATACGAACGATCTTGCCGGTCTTCTTGCCAAAACCCTTCGCATCTTCCTTCCACTCAGATTCAGTCTGGCCGATAAAGATGGTATTGCAGCGGTTGGCGTCGGCTTCATCGCGGGCGTGGTTTAACATACTTAGCCAGCGATTGTTGATAGCAGCGTAGTTTTGGTCTACACGCCCGCCGTCTGGTTTAGGTGCACCGAACTCACCAAGCCGCTCTAGCATCCAGGCTTCGTTGTGCGTGTCTACGATTACTGTAGTCGCCCAAGTGTAAGAGTCATAGAAGAAATCTTCAAACCGCCGCATAGCCTCACTAGCCTTACTGAGGATGTTTGACTCACTGCCACGGAATGAACCGCCCATCTTCTTCCATTGAATCTTTTTGACTCTGGCGAACTCCTGCACGATGCCTTGGACCTTTTCGTGGAAAAACAAGTAAGCTATCGATCCTGGCGCAGAGAGAGCCAAAGTGGTGCGACCTGAGCCAGATGGACCATAGATCTCTGACACACAACGTCTGAGGGAGAACTCTGTGGGGGCATCGTCCCAGTCTACAGAGATCGAGGAGAGGTGGGACGGATCGACACGGCGCTTTTTGATAATCGTCATTACAGTTTGCTCCGATCTTTCCTGTACTGACGGAGGTCATCAGGAGTCCAAGGAACCGCAAAGCTGATCACAACCCGATCGTCAATTATTTGTAGTTGTCTCTCATCTACCGTGTCGATCCCATAGAACTCCACACTGCCGTTGTAGATCTCTATTGGAGTCTCGGGTGGAAGCCTCCGACTCAGGATCATCTCTAGTAGTTTTCCGGCTGTCAGGCTTGCCACTGGTGTCCCTCTCCTTCCATCAGATCTGCGTGAGTTGTCAACGTTCGCCAGTTCGTCCACAATTCTTGTTTCGTGAAGACAATCCGCCAATGTCTGTACTCGACTAGCTTGTCACTGTAATTACCTCGCGTGAACACGACTTTGAGATTCCCAATCAGACATCTCATCATCCAACAATAGGCCATGAGCTGAGCTCCATATTTCCACATTTTTATGGACCCAAGCTCATGGCGAGATGACAAGCGGGTGCATTTGATCTCATCTATCTCGTGGACTAGCTTGTACAAATCAAGATGCCCGAAGATGCCATCACGTTCTATCTCAGGCAGCTCAATATACTCTCCGGGATGTTCTAGCCGAGTCTGAGCAATCAGCGCGTGTTCCCAGGCTTGGCCAAGTCGCATCCACGTCGTATCAAGATCCTCATCACCTGAGTCTGAATCGTTCTCTTGTCGCTTGTAGATCCCCCGGCGCAAGCAGAGATCGTGGATGATGGCTGAGACATGACGGCCTCGGGTCCGCTCGTGGTTGAGCTGGAATAGAGGCAGCGTGGAGGATACGAGGGTTGTGATCATTGATCTTGCCGATCCCTGAAGACTTGAATCGCATCGCGCACTGTCGGATAATTGGGCAGCTCTGTTGTATTTTTGAGGAGCCAGCCACGCCCACCGTATAGTCCGACAATCTTCCAGCCGGTTATGCCTCCTGCTGCAATTAGAGACTCAAGGAGGTTGATCATTTCAGTGTCAGACATTCTCTCGCTCATTTTACTCTCTCCTCCACCGAGCGAACATCACAGGCGTACCATCATTCGCTCCATGCGCCGCGTGATCACCCTTGTGAGCCTTACGACGGGTGCAGGCGTAGTGAGGGTTAGCAGAGCAAAGATGCTCACACTCTACTTGTTCACTACTTGCAGGGACGAGGTAGCGCGAGTCAGCCGAGTTGAGAGACTTTCCATCCCTCAAGTTGACAAGAGGAGCAAAGCTAAACCCCGTGCGCGGCGATTCTCTGTTATCGATCATGTGTCGTATTATCTCCCTTGCCATCATGTAAAAAGTCCTTATGGAGCTTGGCTCGTCAGTCCACCTGTAGCTAACAGGTGGAGACGGTTGACAGAACCCTGACTGAGTAGTCCTGCCGACCGTTTCGCCTCACTTGTCAGATCACTTGGGGTAGTACTTGCCCTCCTTGAGCTTCCACGGCCTATCCGCTGCCTGCATCCACTTGGGGGTCTGGATCAGCTTCATCCCAGCGGACTTGTCACTGGGGGTCTTGGCTGTGCCCACAAAACGAGCGATGATGGCCTGAGTGGTCATCCCTTCACCTTTCTTAGCAGACCCCAGAATTCCGCGAATCATATTGATGTAGCGCGATTCATCGGACTCCTCAGCATCTTCCTCGTCGGCGTCAGCCTCTGTGTCGTCCAGATCCTCCAGGTCAGTCTCGGTGTCCTCGTCTTCATCCTCCTCGGGCTCGGGCTTGGGCTTGTTCTTCTTGGCAGCAGCGGGAGCAGGCTTGGCCTTGCTGGACTTCTTGCTGTCCCCATCATCCGCCGCCAGGCTGTCATCCTTCCCCAGCGCATCCGTAGGCACGAGAATCTGAAACGGCCCCTTGCCATTGTCCTTCTTCTTGCGCTTGGTGTTGTCTTCATCGACGCGCAGGAAGTGGAAGCGATACCCTGCGAGCATGGCATCGATGTTGAGCTGCGTGGGGAAACTGGTACCGTCCGGATCAGCTTCGGGATCGTCCGGCGGATAGAGATCCTTGACAGCTTTCATGAACTGAGACCAGTGCGAGTTGGGGAGCTTGCGATCGGTCTTCTTGTCTCTGTCCTTTACGATTGTAAGGACGAAGGGACCCTTGTACAGCTCCTCTTCTCCCTCAGGGATGAACGCTTCAGGATCATCCGCCAAAGTCTCATAGTCGTCCACAGAGATATCTTCAGGCCCAGCGAGGGTTTTACCATCCAGGCTGGGGAAGTTGAACTTCAGGCTCCCAACCTTGTAGACTTCCGAGAACTCTTCGAAACCGCTGTCAGGGTCGGGGAGGAAGGTGATTTCAGCGTACAGCGCATGACCGTACTGACTGTTGGGCCACTTGAACGCGATGTAGCGAGCGCCTTTGATCGCTCCGTCGAAATCGTCAGGGCGTGTAGACCCGAAGTCATCGACTCCGAGTGCTTGGAAGATGGGTTGTTCCTTGTCTGTCTTAGCCATGGGCTTGTTTTGTCTCCTTGTCGTGGGTTGATATCGTTCAGAGGATCAGATCCAAAAGTCGTGTTGATCTGACCTTAGTCTCTACCGAAGCCTTGAGGCAGGTCGATCCCTTCAGCTTCACCAATCATGTCCTGTGCACCATCAACGTCAAGATCGCAAACTTCTTGAAGCCTCTCGGCAACAGGTGAGTTCTGCAAGTTTTCAGGCAGGTTGTCCATCCACTCCTGGTACTCGTCTTGCAATTCCTTGAGATCCATCAGAGCGACACTTGCTGCAATGCACGCGTCATTCCATCGCGTCGCTCGACTTGGAGTCTTAGCCATTACTTACTCTCCTTTATTGTGATCGCTTTGATTTCTGACATCTGCCGCGCTGTCTTGTAAGCCAGCCTGAGCCAGCGGTAAAAGTATTTCTTCTTCCTGAACCACTCCCAATGCGAATCTGTCACGTAAGTCCTGCCCCAGTCATCCGGCGCACGAACAATCCGCCCCATCTCCTGGATCATCGTGCGGCAGGTTTCGCGGTCGGCGTAGGACTTGTCGCGAGCGATCCGTGCTGCTGTTACCACGTCGCGATGGTAGAGAAACGGGATCTTGGGGATAATCTGGAAGCGACAGGAGTCGTATGGGAAGTCTACCCCTTCTTCTAAGCTGGGGGAGAACAAGGCTATGGGACGGTGATACGATTTGAACATGTCAATGGCATTTGATGTGTGCTGACTACCGCTCTCGTGAGTGATCACGAGATATTCTTCTAGTCGGCTTTGAGAGATCATATCCACCGCACGCTTGTACGATCGCGTGTGGACAATCCCTCTATTCCCGAGTGCCAGCTCGTACTCGCAAATCTTGTCTACATGCCGCTGCCAGACCGTGCGCTCTGACTTGGACATCTGATCGTTCACGCGAATCGCAGGTGTTGAGGGGAAGAAGTAGATGGGCCTGTGTGCTGCCTGGAAGGGGCTTGGAACTTCTGTGTAGTCGTACGAGTCAGTGATTCCAAGAGGCTTCAAGTCATCCTCGAATAGCGTGCCTGAGACAAGCAGCACGCGCTTGATTCCACGGAATAGATATTGTTCTGTGTAGCTGCTGATGTCCAAGGGTAGAAAGGTCAAGCTTTGATATTGCAATTGCGGGTTGCGGGGTTTCAAGAGCCAGTCTGCTCTGTCAGCATCTTTGATAAATCGGGCCAGATCAATCCCGATTCTCTTGACACGACGGATGTCTCGCGGGTCTGCCTTCGAAGCCGTAAGGGACTTGTACCTGTCACGGCAGATGGGAATGACTTCCTGAGCCCATGTGAGACAAGCAGATAGATTAGCAGACATGGGCGGTAGAGACACGCCCACATACCTTGACATCGCCCGCTCGCTAAACGTGATAGACAGATACTCGCTGAGCTTAGGCAGGACGTTATGAGCTTCGTCCAGCACGAGAGTGTCGAACTCCCCAAGTCTCATAGAATCTTCGGACTTGCCGATTGAAACATGATGAGCGTAGTTCGTCGTGACTGCGTCATGCCGCAAGCTCTCAGCAACAGCAGCTTGATAGTCGCACTGGTCGCCCCATTGGCACTCGATTTCAAGCTCGTCTTCTGTGGTGAAGCTAGTCGCGCATGGGTAGTTGAGATGTCCATTGATGTTGTACAGGCCTGATGACTCGAAACTTGCCAGCAGTTGTCTGCCAAGATTCTTAGTCACCACCAGGTACAAGCAACGCCCCCCCAGGACTCTGGCAACAGACATTGAGATCAAGGATTTGCCAGTCCCGGGAGGAGCGTTGAGACCTGAGAAGCGATTAGGGCTCGCGGCAAGTTGCCAGATCAGATCTTCCTGGCCAGGACGGTAGCCAGGGAAGCCTGAGAGGCCGAGTGATGAAGGCAGAAGGGACATGACTAGTTGAACTTCGATTTTGCCTAAGAAGCCATTCGCACGGCGTGAGCAAAAGCAGTCTGCACAGCATCCATGCGCAGAATAACTGCTGCCCACTCGTCCAGCAGGAGTTGATCTACTTCAACTTGAGTGCCTTGATCTGCTTCAGCCAGACCAAGAATAAGGACGTTTGTTGGAGCGATGTTGACAGTCTTCTTAGCCACTAGAAGCTCCTGTTGACCATGGCGGTGTAGATTGTCTCTTGAAACCACTCCTGGCAGATTTCGCACAGCAGATCTTGAGCCATCGTAGAGAAGAATCTCCGCTCGCTTGTGTGAGAGTTGGCAAAGCCACAGCACTTGCAAGTCATCACATGTCTCCTTGGCTGGCCTTGTTCTTGAGCCAATCTACCATATCAACAGCCCAGACAAAGCAATCAGGACAGATGATGTCAGGCTTAAACTGTCCTACTCTCACACGAAAAACTTTGAATCCACCACAACACTGGCATTGAGGCCGCATCACACGTCGCCGCAGCAAGAACAATGCAGAGTCATCGGAGAGTTCTCTTCTTCAAGGTCGAATCCAAACGCCTCTTCGTATTCACCGTGTGTCATCTGGTAGATTCCTCTTTGTTCTGGCGAGGACCATTGTCTATCCTCACTTGATCCAACGCAATAGGTAAGTTGTAAACAAGTTGTAAAACCTCCCCATCACAGTTTGGCCAGTGCTGCACGGCACTTCTCACACTCGACGGGGGGACGATAAGGATCAAGTTCCCATCCTTTCTCAATGCTGCCTGGATTGCGTCCGCAGAGTGTCCTACCGCCAATGACAGCATGAGTCTTGCCGGAGTCGATGTCCCATTCACCAGGGGCGATCCTGCGTCGGTATCTTTGCCAGACAGTGAAGATCTTAACCATGATGTGAAACAGTGTGTCAGTCTTGATACGGTCCGGTCAAGACTCTAGATGTAAACAAGTTGTAAAACCTCGGATGAGCCCTGAAATGGAGAAAGGCCCCTGAGGAGCCCTTCTCGAAACCAGAACTGTGACTGTGACGTGCGAGACTTGCTAGCGCGGTACTCGTGGGTTGTCCGGATGCCTCAGCATCACCCACACCTCGTCTGTGAACACTCCCAGGCGAACAAGCTCAGCGATGATGTCCATATAGCCATAGCCGCGCTCGCGTCTTTCTGAGTCTCTGTCGCAGCTCTCTAGGGGAGTCCCGCCGTACTCAACCCCTGTGTACGAGCGCAGATCGATGTTGACAAGGGTTTGAAGCATGTCATTGCAAGTCTGTTCATCCAACATCTTTCCGCGCACCAGGGGCGAGGTAAGGACCTGTTCCAACCCCCGAGCAATCCCCTCGCGCATGTTGTCGATGATGATCTTGCAAGCAGCTCCGGCCATGTCACTTCTCCTTTTTATCAGTGGGTTTGAGGTCAGGGACTTGCATTCCGTATTCGATCATCTTGCGCTGCAACACCAGCACATAGGTCTGATACATCCGGACATCCTCGCGCAAGCTGACATCTAAGCGAGAGATTGTCTTGTCTTGGACAGCGATCATTCCTTCCAACTTGGCGACGCGCTCAGAGTTGATCCAACCGATCCCGATAACCAGAAAAAGAGTAACAACTGCGATCAGACACGGAGCCCACCTGTCCACTGTTCGGATCAGCAATCCCCGCATCAGGACTCTCCCGAAGTCTTATTCTGTTGTAAAACAGCGGAGATCACGCGCTCTATGGTGGTTTCGTCCAGTTGATCGCCACGCTTCTTCATCGCAGCTACTTTTTCGAGCACTCGGCCTGTCAGCAGCACTTCATCCAGCCGTCGTTGCTGTCGAACAAAAGCCTCTTCAAGCTTCGACATCGAATGATCCAAGACGTTGCCAAGCTTCTCGTGTGAAGCTGACATCGTATCAGCGATCTTGACTAGACTTGCCGAGTTCTCGGAGCGATGTCTGTCAACGAAATCCATGAGCACCTTGTCACGGGCCTCGAAAGCCTGCGTCTGGCGATTAAACAATCGCCACAGCACTGCACACAGGACAAAGATAGCAAAAGCCAGAGTGCCTAAGATCCCCCAAGCTTGGTACTGCGAAGGGTCCATGGGATTGCCGGCTTGAAACATGAGCAATATCAACTGCTGTGGCCAGTGTGTTGTCATGTCAATCATCATCCGTTGTCAGCTTTAAGAGCAATTCCGATCAGCTTGGCCATAGCGACGAGATCATTAGCCGCTCGCACGAACACGCAAGCAAACCCGAGAGCAAACCCACCTGTCACAATCTTCAGTCCAGCTGTCACGTAGTAGAACTTACCGCCATAGAAGATCTCCAGAAACTCCCCAAGCCGAGCCATGCCACAGCAGAACAGAAACCCCATTCCCCAGCGCCACAAGCTAGGATAAGTCGTGTAGATCTGAGCTAGCCCGCCACGCTTGTAAACCCACAGAGCGGCGAAGGTGATGAAGGTGAAGCCAAACCAGATTAGCAAGCTGCCAATGCTGTGAGAGACGACGAGATAGGGATTCCACCCCCAGCACTTGCCCTGGGATGAGAGGCGAGCGGCGGCAGGATGGGATAGAGTTGTTAGCATTCGCGGGGTGGAATCCCTTACAGGTTGCTTGACGTGTGGCTACTCGGGAAAGTCCTGTGGCATGATCTCGTCGTCTTCGTGATGCTCCGCGGTTGCGTCTTCTGGCTTGAACTCTCCCAGAGAAGTAGCCAAGCTCTGAACACGATCTTCGTCTGACTTCTGCTTCACCACTCTCACTCGCTCCCGACCCTCCTCAATCGCGCTGTCCGTGTCTGCGATCAGGTTCGGGTCGCGAAGCATCAGCAGCAGCTCCGTGTCGGGGATCTCGTCAATGGGTTTTGACGCACGACGTTCAATCAGATCCACCACGAGAGGAACGCCAACGCGGATAAGCTCTGACATGACTTCTGGATTGAGGTTGAATCCCATCTTACTTGACCCCCATCGACTGCACGAGTTGTGTGAAGCTCGCCAGCAGTTGCATGCAGTTGGTGATCTTTTCGCTCAAGCTGGTCGAGTCCTGGCCGACGAACCCCGGCTCCACCCCGCCTGACACGTAGGCTGTCAGGGCGATCTGAGCAGCCCGAAGAGCGAGTTCGAGCTGCTTGCCTGAGCGGCGGACGATAGAGAGCTGATCTTCAGTGAGCAGCCTTGATTCAGCAGCCCCACCCGCAGCAATCATCAACTGCCGGTGGACGGTTGCTGCCGAGACGAGCCAGTCCGCGTAGGACTTGTAGAGCGTCCGTTGCTGGTGCTGGGCGGACGGCTGAGCGGAGTTCTGTGGCGGGGGGACAGCCGAGCAGCCCCACAAGCTAAGCAAGGCTACCAGGGCTGCTGAGAGGGCGAAGCGATTGGACGGTTTCATCGATCCTCCCCCTCGCTTCGCTGCCGAGGAATTCGAGGCGATATCGCTGCCAAGAGTCTACCTTCAGGCGACGCTGCTTCGATGGAAGCCTTGATCTCGTCGGTCTGTTGCTTTGCGTGGATCAAAGTCTGTACCGACGCCTGAGCTGCCAGAGCTGAGTCTTTCTGTCCGCGAGCGATCGCCAGCCGCGTGAAGATGAAAGCCAGGAAGATCAGAGCACCCGTGGTGGCAGTGATCTGTTTCTCATTCAGCTCGATCAGGTTAAAGCCAGAGAGGAACATCGTCACGATTCCCACACCGGCAGTGATGTAGGTCCGCATGTTGGTTCCAATCGCTGTGCTGAACACCTCCTCCAGGTCAGGCGGTGGCAAGGTTTGTCGGTTGTCATCCATCGCGAGGACCTCCTTATGCTAGTGCTTGAATCGTCGGTACCAGTACAGGTCTTTAGCGAGTAGACAGGTGTACAACAGCCCGACGAGAGCAAAGGTTGTTTTGATGATCTCCCACATGACTAGCTCAGTTTCAACGAGGCTTGTTCTTCGCGTCGGTTGTCAGACGGTTGAGGTCATCGTAGATCGAACGAATGACATTGACCCACTTTCCACCGCCACGCGTGGGGAGTTCGTCATAGCTGCGCGGGATGCGCTCTACGTTGCGAATAAGAGCCTGATGATCCTTCAGCAGAGTCGTGTACTTCAGAGTCATGGCCTCCAGAGCTACGGACACGTCCGGCTGACCAACAGGAGGAGTCGTGGGGGGTACGACAGGCGGCGCAGAAGGCTGGACAACCGGAGGCTCAACCGGCTTCGTGACAGGTCCCGTCTCAGTCGGCGTTACGACATCCTCAGCAGGCACGTACATGTCGTAGAAGCTCGACCCGTTCGGAGCTTGTAGGTAGAGCGAGTCGTAGTAGTCTTGCAGGCTCAAGCGCGGATAGACGCCAGCTGAGTTCTGGTGAATCCCAGGCAACAGGCCGCGATCCGTTGCTGCTTGCAACTGACTCAGACTTGTCCCCTCCGGCCCACGCACGTAGCCGTTGTAGAACTGGCGAAAGCCGTAGCGGTTCAGCCCATCCGCCGAGTACAAGGGTGGATAGGGGAGCTGCGGGTTGAACCTGCCGTAGATCTTCTGGCCCAGGGCTGAGAAGAGACGAGCGACGGTCTGGGCTCCTGCGAGGTTGGTGAAGACTCCTGCTTCCATTGTGAGATCCTTTCCTGAAACGCTGTCTTGTCTGGTGCTACGCTGCAACATCGGCTGATCAGCTTATTGATCAGCTTCTTTGAACGAAATAGTAACCTTGTACTTCTTGCTGGAGTAGGCCGAACGGCTAATCGGCTCGCGAGTGTGTGAACCCTCGAATGTGGCCCAGATCGCGTCTGAATAGGTTGCGGGTGTCAGAGGCTCTGGGATCACCAGCACTCGACGTGTGTTCAGCGATTGCAAGCACAAGTTCTCGACCGTATAAGCTTGATCCTTGGTCAATCTCTCCAGACTGTACTCGTGGGTCCGCTGGGCCTTCTGACTCCCCGGGACACCTTGGATGCTTGTGGAGCTTTTCCATTCCATGAACGGGAACTGCAACCCCAGTCCGATCCGAGCAATCCCCCACTCTTGATAGTTGTCGGGGTTCAGAGCGTCGGACTGGTGCCAGCGGGTGTAACGCTTTGAGATGCTGGTCGGGAGGACGTAAATCAGCGAGCGGCCCCAAGGCGGGGTGTAGATGACGCGGGACTGCCCGAGGGACAAATCGGTTGCGCTCGTGAGGATTGCTCCCGACTCGACTACCCCGGTCGTAAACCCGGCATCATCCGCAGCCCGAAACCTTCGCAGAGCTTGTGGAGAGGCGTTCGTCCCCGTCAGCATGAAGACGTTGAACTCCACAGGGACCCCCCAGTCCCAGGTCAGTTGACGGTCGGTGGTGAGGTCTGGAGTTCTGGTTCTGCTGAGGAGTTGGGAGTTTTTAAGATTCGCTAGCGGAAAGCCCGATACAGGCGTAAAGTTGGCTGTGGGGATGGTGTTCTCGCCGATGCCGTCGAAGAAGGCGATGAGCAGGGTGTTGGTGGTGGTGGTTGGCATGGGAGAGTAGACCTGGGGAGGAGTTTAGCACACCCCAGAGGACAGAACAGGGCCTCATCGTTAGAGGACGAAGATTTCTCTTGACTCTCACAAGAGTTCTGTAAGATGATTTTTATGGAGCACTGAAGCTCCAATTTCGAGATCAAAGGAAACGCACAATGAAGAAGAAATTGCGAAAGTTGGCTCTGACGTCTGAGACATTGCGCAGTCTGCGTGGAGGTGAAGATCCGCCCAATCCTCCCAACATCGAGTTTTCGCATGTGACGTGCCCCTGCAATCCCCGCCCTCGGCAAGGGACAGGAGGTGGAGAGGGCGACACTGTATTGCTGCCCTGCATCCCGCCTTTGTACTAAAACGCTTCATCCACTCTCTTTGCCGACCACAAAGAGAGTGGACTGCTGATCTTTTACGCCGAGCGCTGAGATTTCTCTTGACCTGAGCCAAAGGAGTTGACTAGAGTCTTTAACCCGTAGCACAAAGATTGGTGTCTTACTTTCTCAGAGGCAATCAAGCCTCTTACCTCTCCAGATAGAGGTCAAGACATGGCACGAAAGATCGTTCTACTTCTCGTTCTTCTTTTCAGTTCAACTCTCTCTTCATCTTCCCCTGCTCACGCTGATCAATCTCCCTCTCTACGCCTAGGTCGTACCAATCAAGTCACCACGGAGCGGCGTCAGTTCGGCGACATCAACACCACTCTCTACCAAGACGTGTACACGAGCAGCGCAGCTAATGTCTACGGAGCCACTGTCACGACCTCGGGTTCTACCGTCACGACGACTCTGACGATCTACAACTCCAGCACGAACCTCTCATTGCAGTCTGAGTCGGCAAGTTGCAACGGCTCTCTGGACTCTACTTGTGTCGCTCTCGCCACGATCAACTCTTGTTCGTGGTCTAGCTTGAACGCGAATATGAAAAGTGCTATTACCTACATTCTGGGATCTTGTAGCAAGTCCTGCGTAACGGTGAATCAGACCCTTCCGTGGGGCGAAACTTCAACCACCTACCAATGGGCTTGCCAAAACCCCGCCACTGCTGAGTGCTTGATGAGCGCAGGACTCATCGGAAGAATCGATCTCATCCAACACGGAACCGGCTGCAACTAAATCCGAACCCAAAAGAAAGGAAAGGAACATGAAAAAGAACCTCTTCACATCCGTGCTGCTCGCCGTCACAGTCTGTCTCCTCTTCGCCTCGCTTGCCTCGGCTGCCGACTACAACTACTACGAGATCGTTGGCAATGTGGTGAGTCAGGAAGTGACCCGCAATTCAAGCAACACCATCACTCGCATTACGCTCAGTATCAGGACGGATGATCGTGGATCACAGATCATCAAGGTGGATTGTCCCCTCGCATCCACGGCTCTGCACAACCTGTGTCTCGACACGGCTACGCTGGTCGATTGTCCGTCCTACGGCACGACCGGCGGAGACTCGCCCACGACCTCTGGTGTTCAGTGTCAGCCCGGCTATGTGGGACGGTGTGTATGGGGCTGGGGTTACATGCAGAACGCCACGGGTGGATTGCAGCTCCCGTTGGATGCGCTGTTCACTCGTCAGTCCACCGCCTGCACTGCAAAATAAAATATGTGAGAGAGGAGAGGGGGAGGGTCTGCGTCAAGACCCTCCCCCTCTTTTTAAAACTTCCTATCCCCACAGCCCAAGGCTTCCATTCTCAGTTGACAAACTCCCACTGATATTGATGACCCGCCCAGCTCTGCCTGAGACGAAATCAGGATGATAGTCATAGATTACGATCTCATCTCCCAGAGCCACAGACAACAGACTTCGAGTCAGTTCCATTAGCTCGGCGTATCTCGTGTTGACAGACAAGCGAAGATCAAGCAGATCAGCTACCGCTTGTGATCCCGTCTGATCATACAGCACACTGTTTTCGATCTTTACCTGCCTACCACCAGCGTACTTGGTGTCGTCAATGTTTGTCAAACGAGGATTTTCCTGGTCCGGATTGATCAGCGACGATCTGACGTTGACTGACACACTAGCTACGATATCAGCATTCGACAGCACTTGCAGATTGACCTTGAACGGTACAGTGATTCGAGTGGCTGGCACAGGCGTCCTGACATTCACAAGAGAAGCTTGTGCCTGAGAGCGTTTCAGATCCACTACGAGACTCGGACACCATCGGCACCCATGAGCACGAGCGTAAATCCCTTGAGCGGATTCGTAGGGCTGATCTGCTAGAACTCCGTCCATCAACGTCATTGAGAATCTGTCTGTGCCGAACGTCTGTACAGGCAGAAAAAGCAGCGGGGAATAAGACGGTGGGTCTTGAGCTGGAGAACAACCGATTGTATAACAGATCGATCCCACAAATCCGCCCATGGGACCGTGACCGATTCTCAACGGAATGCCAGTTGAATCTGTCAACGTGCCTGTGGCGATTCCAGTTCCGGTTACATTGAAGATGCCGACCGATCCACCATCACCTCCCAAAGGACCATAGACCAGATTAGCAGTCTCGAGCCACCAATGACCGTCCTGAACCGTTGCTGACACCGCGTACCACGTTCCAGCTTTCCAAGTGCTGTAATTGCCTATGGTGGCGTAGTGGAGACCGCCGCCGAAGTTGACTCCCCCGGCAGCAAATCTCAAAGCTCCTGTGTCACCGTCAATACCGAGATAGTATCCCTTCGTCGTTCCAGCCATCTTGTCGATGATTGTGTAGCCGGGCTGTGAGTAGTCACCGCCGACTGTTGAGATGGAGAGATCGGGAACGATCGGTCTGGTAATCTTGAACCAACACACAACCCCGAAGTCTCCTGCTGTCTGCGTCAGAGCGTAGGCACCTGTTACATCAGAGAGAGTCACACCCCCATTTGGCAGACCTGTGAACTCCAATAGATTACTCATCCGCAAGTATGGATCAGGATTGATCGTTGGCAGTATCGTACCAACCGCCAATCTCGCGTCCCTGTCCAGCGCGTAGCATCCCGCAGTGCTACCAATGTTGTCATCAAGAAACTTGCTGACGGTCGGGGGCTGAGGATAGTTAAATCCTCCACGGACAGGCATAGTCTTTCTGAGAGCCAAAAATGATTCTAGGTCTGTATTGCTGCGATCCGAAAGCTCACGGGTTGTCAAAGTGTCTGAGACAAGTTGAGCAACGTGTGTTGCTGTTGACTGCAACGTGGCTAAATCTTTCGTGAGTCCATAGGTAACAGGTTGACCACTCGGATTGAGATCGGCTGTTCCTGGACCTTCTGCTAACTCCGCATAATCAGTGACAGGAGTCAAGACAGCGCCTTGCACGCGGATCTCAAGTGCTGTGCCTGTAGTCTTGGCCCGATCGTTATAACGATAGATGCTCCTGAGCGGATCAATATTTTGCGTGGGTGCGTGGGATAGGACTCCGCCACTCATAGGCATAGGTGAGCCTGTAATCTCAACCGATCCTAGAAATGTCGGATACCACGATCTGTCCGTATTGTTGACTCCCTGAAGAGTCCCGTGATTTGCAATCGTCGCGTAGTCTGTTACTGTTGAACCTGTGTTGTCATCCCCACGATGCATGGAAATGGTTATGACGTCAGGATCTCTCCGCGTGGAGAACCTTGCCAACGCGGATTTCTCGTCAACGTAGGTCTCAATCCTGTGATCTGAATAGATACAGCCGACCATGCCCGATAGAACGCTAGTAGCGGAGTCCCCTACCTGAACCGTCTTGGTCAACACACCACCATCAATATGCTTACCATCGATGTTGAGATACCACGAATTACCGCTACTCAGTCCAGCGATGATGTGATGGAACTCGTTTGTATTCAGCGCGGGACTTGAGATCGACGTAAACAGGTTGGTACCGTCGTTAGCGGTTGCCCGAAACCACAGGCGATGTCTGTTGCCAGTCGTGGCATAGGAAGCTTGAAAGACAATGATTTCCCACTGCAAACGCGAGGTGGCGGTGTGGAAGCGCTGCGAGATCAGACCATAGGATGTTCCGGCTATTCCAGCCGTAGGAATGAAAACTCTTGCATAGATGACGAAACTCGTCTGATTGTAGTTGGTGTTTGAGGGGACAGAGAGGTAGCCCAGGCTGGTTAGAGATTTGACGCCAGTGCTGATTCCAATGTTTCGCTCGACAGGCACCTCTTTTGACAAGTATGAGACGGGGGGTCCAACCTGAAAAGAAATCTGATCGCCGCTGATGTCCGGTTCCTTGGAAGGGATCGCAAACCCGGCAATCTCGCTCCGCCTGTGCAGGTTGCGGACTCCAGCGAGATAATCAGTGGACAGGCCCGGCTTGATCTTCCACAACTTATTAACCCGAACCTCAATCGGCCTGCCGTAGAAAGAGTACTTCGACCAGACACTCAACGGGCCTGAGCTATTGGGGCTCGTGGCTTGATTCGAGACAACAATATTATTCCGAGTTGGCAGCCCGGCCCCAGACAGAAAAGCATCAGCCTCAACCTTACTAGCGATCACCCCCGCGTCCAAAAGTTGATACATCCGCGTATTAGCCGGGTAGTCAGTAGGCCCTGTGACACGTGGGTGCGAGCTAAACCAAGCCTCCTGCACCGCATCCACCACGGGGTTGTAATACTCCACCCGCAGCGTTGTTTCCATGGTCTCATCAGGCTCGGTGATCCACTGACGCATCGCTTCATCTTTCGCATCCTCGCTAGGTGCTGTCTGACCGTTCGTTGCACAGGAGAAGTAGTGAACCTCGGCAATCTCAGTGGACATGTTCCACAACAGCCCCACAGCACCACTCACAATCGATGCATCCGTTGTCGTCAACGTCCATCCAGACTCAGCAGTTCCATCCGCCCAGAACTTCGCTCGCAGAGTCGTGCCAGTAGCTCTGAAAGCAACGTTATAAAAAACTCCTGTCGATAATCCCGTCGCACTGCTCATAAGGTCCGTCGACACTCCCGCAACAAACTTCCCAATCACCATTCCTGTAGGCCCAAGCCGCAGGAAGTAGCAGTTCTCCGCGCCAATCGTCCCTGAGACACGTAAAGCCCCTATGTTCCGATCGGCCGTCTGGACGATAAAACGAACTCTGAATCTTTCTTCCTGATCAGCATAGCCCACATCGTTTGTTGGGGCTTTCCATGTGACACCGGCTCTCGCGTCAGGTCCTTGCAAGCGCAGGAAGTTCTTGTCAGCAAGGTCGATAAAGTTCCCCTCAACCTGAATCTCAGTGGCGGGGTTGAACATCGGCTGCCAGTCACCCATCAACCTTCCGCGCCGGTACTCCCTGAAGTCGGTCCAGTGCTGCCCTGGGACAGGTGGAGTCAACCCAGGACTCGAAACAGCAACAGCATCGTCAATGAAGCCTGCTGTGACAAAACCGTCGTCTACAAAAGTCGTTGGCATGCGATCACCCCAAGTTCTGTCTCATGTCTTGTCTAGCTAACAGGTCGTCCAGCCAGCCAAGCCAGCCAGCTTACCAGCGCTGCGTAAAGACCTTGTGTAGCAAACGGAAAAAGTCAATGAGAATGGTCTTGCCGGCAGCCGCTTGTGTCTCCACTGCAAACCCAACCTGCATGAAACTACTAGAAATATTGGTCGTGTGGCTCGCGAAACTCGTCAAGCTGTTCACATAGCAGCGGTATGCAGCGCCGCTAGTCCTCTCCAGTTCAATCGTGTACCAGGTATTAGCCGCGACCGTCACAGCCGAGGCAGTTGTAGTAGCTACGCCGCCTGTTCTGGTGATGCACCGCCACACCCCCGAGACAGTCGGATCATACTCGACTAGAAAAGCTTCGTTCCCTCCATTAGTAGAAGACAGGTCGTCCATGAACCCAACTCTGATCTCAGTCGAAGCGATGCTCACGTCGGTTTTGATAACAAACCATGCACGGTCTATGTCAGCCAAGCGGAATTGATCAGTGTTAGAGAACTTTCCCATGCCTATGGCATTGACGTTCCCGCTCGTGGTCGTGGTGAACATCGTCTGGATACATGGGTGGGATGCCTCAGCCGCGATCTCACTCAACGCATTGGTCCCGTAGATAGACCAGTTCAAACTGCCATAGACTCCGGCTGTGGTGTTTCGCGAGCAGAACTCATCCTGCATGTCGCTGACAAGCATGGGGTCCTGCTGAGAGATCGTGACTGAGTCAGCAGTGGCGTCTCCCAGGACAACAATCCCGTCCCCAGAAGTGATAATGAGCGTGTCGGCGGCAGCATCAGCGACAGGATCAGTTCCCGTGCCAGCGTCTATGGTTGAGAAAGCGAATCCACCTCCACCACCGCTGGACGTCGTGCCGCAAGAGAACGTGTTGGTGCTGGTGGTGTAGTTAAGGTGGTTGCCGGTTGTGTCTGTGCAGTTGGGGAGGGCTTTGAGCTGAAAAGCCGTGCCAGACCCCACGAGCAAGTTGTCGTCTGTTGGGGCGAGGATCGACAAGGCTCCACCACTTGTGGATTGCATCACCCCGGCTGCAACCGTGGGCCATGTGAACAGCCCCGGGCCTGAGCAGAGCCCTACTGTGTTGAGCAGGTCGCGATCGAGTTCCTGGTAGGTGAGAGTGGCACCTTTGGAGGCGCAGGAGCCCCCAGGGCATACTTCCTGGCGGATGGTGGTAGTCCAGGGGCACGTCTGGGCCTGTAGTAGGGGGGTAGCCAGCCCCGAGGCAACGAGGAGGCCCAGAATGGCCGCTGAGAGGGCAGAAAAAAGGCTCCTCAAGCTTGAGGGGCGAAGGCCGTGGGCAGACGGGCTGTCAGGCTGCTCCAGGAGATCCGGCGAAGGGCTCCGTTGCAGGACAATCGTCCCATGACTCGTCTCAGTTGTCAACCCTTGTGCGCTACATGACATTATTCATCCCTCCTCCAGGAGTTTGCAGTCTTGCGAGCAAAGCCTCAGTAGCAACAGCTCCTCGCATGGTTTGTCCGTAGATCATCCCCAACGTTTCAGCCTGAGCCTCCCCAATATCCACCAAGTCCGGCAGCCCAGCAACCGCCATAGGGTTGAGAGCAGATCCCATCGCCATATCCGGCGCGTTCTGCTGAACCTCGGTCAGGAACTGATTCCACTGATCTGAGATCTGAGCAAAGCCCATGCTCCCGTGTGGCAACACTTGCTCTGCTAGAGACATGAACTGCTGGCCGAAACTGGACAACTGACCCACAACCGACAAATCACCAGCTCTGAACCGAGCCATGAGCGTGGCTTCCTCTTGCTGCATGCGAGACCATTGGTCCATCGTGCCGACAGTGGAGTTCTCACCGTAGAACAAGTCTCGCTGACTGTCCACCACAGGTTGCAGGAAGTCCTGCACGGCTCTGTGAACAGCTTGGTTGAAGGTGTTTATGACCTCGGGGGTGTTGCCGAGTGAGCGACGGATGAGCACGAAGTCATCGTTGATCTTGCGAAGTGATCTAGTCAGTGAGTCGAGACCATCATCCTGATAACTCCGCAGGCTCTCCTGCGCACGGTGCAACGCGTCCAGCGCGTCTTGAGCAGCTTGCTCTTGTCGAGCTGCTACGGCATTGATCAGGTCTTGCTGGGTCTCGCCGCCACCAGCACCACCTGTAATAAACCGAGTTGGATCAATCCCTGAGAGGAACTGAAAAGACTTGTCCAGAGCGGCCATCACTTCCGGAGCAAGCTTGCCCTGCGCCCGCAAGATCTCGATCTCTTCCTGATAGTGGACCATCTTGAGTGTATGTTCCAGAATCGCCATGCTCTGCCGCGCCTGGAACATCTGAGCATCCGTGGCACCAAACTTTTCCATATCCCCGAGCATCTCGCTGAGCAGCCCACGTGCCGACTCCTGAGACATCCGCGAGATCTCGGCGTTGATCTTGTCCATCACACGCAGAATCATGTTAGCCTTGCGGGTGCTTCCAAACGGCGAGTCTTCAATCGACTTGATCAGTCCTTCAGCAGTGTCACGGACCTGATCAAACGGCGTGACAAGCCCCAAGAACCCACGGAACGACTCGACAACATCAGCGCCCTTTTGCTTGTTGATCGCGGCGACTTCGGCATTCCGGAGAGCAGTCAGCTCCTTGACAGCAGCCGAGTTCTTACCGGCGGCTTTGATCTGCTCAGCATAACTCCTCATGACATCATCGATCTGCTTCTGATAATCAGCCATCCCGCGTTGAGCTGCATCCTTACGACGATCATCAATAAACGACTGGACACCGTCTTGCTTACCGCCTCCACTACTGTGGGGAAGCTTGCCCGCCGACTGCATAGCGGCGTTGAAAGCATCGTTGAACATCCCGGCGAACTGCTCCCAACGCCCCAGTTCGACCAGCTTCAGCTTGATGAGATCAAACTCGATCTGCACACGCATACGAGCGTATTTGATCGCTTCAGCGTCGTACTTATGATTACCTTGGACAAACTTGTAGAGGGTGTCGAAAATGCCCATGCTCAACTGCTGATCGGACAAGGCTTGCGGAACCTTGTCCAGCTCGGCAGTGTACTGAGCCAGAGCCTCGCGAAGACGCTGGATCTGCTGCTCAGCATCGCCGGTGGTATCGTCCAGGACTTCTCCTATTTTGGTTCTGAAACCGCCATAGGGGTTCCACCGGTTGGAAGTCGTACCGCCCCCACCTCCACCTCCTGGCTCTCTCTGAGTGGTGACAGGTCCATTGGGCTGATCATGCATCTCGTGCTGGAGTTGAGCGATTTCATCCATCGTACGAGTGATCAACTGGCGGAGCTGAGCTGTCGTGCTATCCGCGACTTCAGCTATTCCTGCCGACAGTGACCTCAGCCCCTCCAACCTGTCCGACGCGCTCGTATCAATCCCCAAGGCGCTATTGGTGATCGCCTGGAGTTCCTTGTCGCGCTTGGCGATCAGATCCGTGATAGCCAGCCCCAAACGCTGAGCAGCTTCGATCTCCTGCCGGTACTTGTCCGAAGCTTCCACATAGCCAGCGCCAGCATCACCGATACGAGCGTTGCGAACACTCGTAGCTGTAGCAATATTTGCTTGAAGCTCTTCTAGAGTCTTGCCAATGCTGGCTTGTAAGGCTCTGGCGAGCTCAGGCCCCATCCCTTCAAACGAGGCTGTTGATATGGCGTAGCTGACAGCTTCTTCCATCGCGGTCTGGGCATCATTGAACATCCCCAGAAAGACACCCGCGACATAGACCGCAAACTTCTTCCCATCATGGCGAGCCTTGATCAGAATCTCGGGTAGATCGTCAAGAGTCCCTGTGATCGTGGAGAGGATTTGATCGATCAAGTTCCGCAAAGATTGGTTGAACTTCCGTCCAGCTTGATCAAAGTATTGCGGCGACGAGAAGACTCCATTGATAGCTTGTAAACTCGTGACTTCGCCCATGATCGCATCGCGTTGCTTCTTGATGTTCTTACTGACTGCGCTGTAGACCTCGTAGAAGATCTGGACTACAGCGAGGATGCCACCAAGCGAACCACCTAGACCAGCACCGCCGATCCCAGCGCTATTTAGAGCACTCCCGAGCTGTTGACCAGTCTGATAGGCAGATTGGACATTCTTAACCGCAGTAGAGATCTGTTGGATGATCTTTCCGAGGAACCCGCCGAATAGATTCCCCAGTCCGTCCAACGCTGAAGTCCAAATAGACAAGCGAGAGTTGAAAAAGTCTGAGTCCAACCTCTCCAGATAAGCAGCCAAGTCAGCAGCAACACTCTCAGTCTGCCCAGCACTAGTCTTCATGAGCTGGACGATCTTCTCACGCTCTTCCTTGTAGAGATCGTAGGGGGTTTTGGCGGCTCCCTTTGCAGAGGAGATAATCTGCGCATCTTGGATAGCCTGGAGATCACCCTTGATCTTGTCAGAGATGTTGCCGATGTTGATGCCGAGATCTTCCAGAACCTTTTGAGTCTCAGCAATGATCCGCTGGCCTTCCTCGATAGAACCCTTGCCAATGGAAGCCACAACCTCAAGGTACTTCTGCTCGATCTCTTGGATATAGTGGGAGGAGCTGGAGTCGATATGCGAGACAGCAGTTTGCAGACTTGCTTGATTGTTCAGCGTGCCAAGTTGCCGCGCCACGTCAATAACATCTTGCATGACGTTGACACGCTCGTGCTCGCGGCGGACGGTCTCAGCGATTGACTTGGCGAGATCACCCTCAGTCGTCTTCAGCTCATCCAACTGCCTTGCGGTGGTATCGAGTTGTATAGACATCTCGCGGCTGGAGAAAGTCGTGCCGTCAATAGCATCTGACAAGTCAGCTTGCAGCGAGAGGATCTTGTTTGTAAAGTTGAAGTTGCTCTGCATGGACTTGAGGACTTGATCTGTTGATGCCTTGAGATCGAAGTTTCGTCCGGCAAGCGTACCAACAGCCTTGGACTGCTCTTTGTAAGCAGCGTTGATCTTGACGATCTGCGCAGCTATCTTGTCGGCTTCGGCATCGTGGCGACTGGCACGAAGCTTGGATTCCACGTCGAGGAGTTTTTCTATCTCCGTCCGATGATCCTTCGCAAGCTGAATCGTCGCTGACTCAACAGCTTTGTTTCTCTCTTCTTCCTGTTTAGCTTGAGCATAGGCAAAGAGGCTCTTGCCAGCAACTACGAGCAGAGCGTTTTGAGCGATGACTTGTTCATTGATCTTGTTGATCAGGTCTGCAAGCTTATCATCGTAAGTCCGAACCGCATCACTACCCTCTAGCAAGAGCCTGTTCAGCTTCTCTTGAGCAGCAGCTTGTGACTTTTGCTTCTCCTCGAGTTCATCAAGCGATGAGCCATTCTTCTTAACGACATTCGTGTCACCCTCAAGTGCCAGACGATGCTGCGCTAGCTTGTTCCCCAATTCGACATAAGTTTGTCCGTGTTTAAACGCCGAAGCAGCGCTCTTCTCCGCCTCTGCTCCCATTCTTGCTGCTGCTGCTGTCATTCCATCCGCGATATCTGCCCATACTTGACCACCACCCATGGCAGATGGCAGAGCAGACATGGCCCGTGCAAAAACAGCTATTGCATTATCTATTTTCTCAAATCCGGCAGAGATATTTGCGCCCAAGGCATCTTGCTGGGCGGCCCATTCGTGATAAGTCATTGTGATCCCATAGATCATCGTACGAATCACATCGCCTATCTCATGTGCTTGACCAACAATAATGTTGTGGAGAGTTACCCAGCCTCCTGCGTTGTCGATTGTCGAATTGACGAGATCCTCTAGAGCTGGGATGATTTCACTGGCAATTTCCTCTTTGAAGTTGCCAAACTCCTCCCGAGCGATTGACATTTGCCCTGGAAGGGTTCTACCAAACGCTGCCGCCGCATCACCGGTCTTTTCCTTTAGAACACCCAAGATGAGGTTTTGATATTCAACAATATGTCCAGTCTTTATCATCTCCTCGGCAGTTGCCATCTGACCTTTAGTAAGATGGATGCCTTCATCGGCAAGAGCGCGGAAGCCTCTTGTATTACCGTCCAAAACCTTGGCGACTATCTTGAAGGACTCATCGATACTTTTCCCGCCAGCAGCCAAGTCCAAAGCAGCTTGCGTCGCTGGCTTGAATACAGTCGGCCCAATATGCGAGAACTTAGAGAGAATACCCTCGCCAGCAGCGATAGCTTCGTCGGATCGACCTGTCAGCAACTCCAATGAACCCGCATACTCAATCATCTCGTGAGCAGACAAGCCCGACGCTGAGCCGTTGGTGCGCAGGGTCTGGTTAAGCTGCTCTACGACCTGCTGAGCTGCTAACCCTTCCTTGACAACATCCCCCAGCCACTCAGCAAGCTTAAAACCTACAGAGACTGTAGCCGCGACCGCCGCGATGCCGGCGATGACAGGCAGAAGGGGTCCTAGCTCAGCCGCAGCAGTGCCCGCCGAAGCCCCTAATCCGAGCAACCCCCCCGCTACTCTATTGAGTCCTTCGCCAGCCTCGCCACCAAACCTTGCAATAGTTTCGGTCAACTCGCCAACACGACCACGCAAGGTGACGAGAGGGTTTTCGAGATTGGAATACTTCTCCTTGGCCTTGTCAAGAAGAGCATGGTGCTGCTGTTGAGTGATCAGACCCTTGCCGAGAGCAGCAGTGAGGGTTTCACTAGCCTTGGCAAGCTTTTGCTCTCCAGCGACTACAGGATCAAGACTGGCGGCGAGTTTGGCGAAGGACTGTTCGATTGAGTTGGACGCCGACTTGATGTTACTGGAGGCTTTAGTCACCGTCGAGCCAGAGAACTGAGTCAGGTTCGATCCAGCCTTGGCAAGCGGCTGAGTGAGGTTATCTATGAGCGAGAGAGTCGCTTCGATCGCGCCGATGTTTACTGACATGCCGGTCTCATCTCTTGATCCATGCAGACAACTTCCAACTGAGCCGATTGGCTAAGTCCCCGGAACTCTCCAGTAGCTCTAGAACTACCATCGGTAAAAAGGCGATTACAACCTTCGCTGCTCTCCAATATCTCATGTCAACTTCTCGGTTTAGCAGCCATGACGATCTCCGACTTGAAGTTGTTCCACTGCTCTAACGTGATAGATTCGTCCCCACTTTCGTCGTCCCTGTGATCTTCGCTTTCAACCGCTGTACCGAACTTCGGCATAAAGTCCGTGGGTTCCATCGGCTTGTGCTTGCGGGTATCCATATTGACGTTATAGATCGCAGAAGTGATCAGCCCCGCACGCCAATCGCTACGCTCCTCACCAAAAGGCTCCAACTGCGCGTATTCTACCCAGCCACGGAACTGCTTGACTGACATCTTGTCCAGCAGCCCGCCTGGGTCTTCAACGTTCCACTCTCCACAGTAGAAGGCTAGTCGGTAGAGAAAGCGTAGCTCGTCACTCTGCGTCAGTCTTTTCCCACGTTGTTGCTCATGGCTTCTACGATCTTGCTGAGCGAGCCGAGATCGATCTCCATCCATTGCTCGAAGCTCATGAGGGGTCGAGGGTTGTCAGGTGAGATCACGACGTTCTCTGCACACATCTGGGCAGCAGCCTCAAGCTCATTCCCAGTGGAAGAAGAGTTTCGCAAGGTCGAACTGATACGAACCGAAATGATCTTGTGGTAAATAACAGCTGTGAAACCATCACCGAACAGATTATCGATGTGAGACTGTTGAATGTGACTGTCACGATAGAACGTGAACGCTTGAGCTGACAGCGGAACTAGAACAGCAGGAGTCTTTGCGGTAGAAGCAGCGGATTTGGAGAGGCGCTTGGGACCTACGGACGACTTCTGGGTGGCAGTGCGAGGCATGGCAGAAATCCTTTCTTGTCTTGTCTTGTGGATCGATCAGCTTGATTCTATCTCAATTTCCCTCAGCCCGTCCAGCAGCCTCCAGATTGCCCACACGCGCTGCCGAGCATCATCGTACTTCAACGCTCGCACGACGATTTGAAAGGATAAATTGAACGTGTCTCGGTCATCATGGGTCTCATCGGTAGAGCTGCCACCGGTGTTGAACAAATGGATAATAGGCCCGTCTCCAGTTGGGATAGGAGCAGATCTGCCATACCAAAGAGTGGTGCCTACTGGAGGAAGCTGACCTAGATTGTTGACAGCTATGTAAGAGCAGATCTCTTGTTCAAGCTTGCCTGTGTAGCCAGTGACGCGACAATCGAAGTTGACAGAGAACGTGGGCCGCTTGACATTATCAGGGCCAATGTCAAATGGGGGTTGAACTGCAAGGATCTCCTCGTAATAGGACATCGGGTATCTCAGGCGGATAGACGAGCGTATTCATGCTGGATCTTTGCGGCGTATCCCTTCGCCATTGGTCCATTGTAAAGCTTCTCAGCCACAGGCCAGTTCTTAGTCTGCAAAGCCTTCAGCAGTCTCAGATCAGACTTGATAAACCCGACAAACGCCAACAAGTGATCATCAGCCGACCTGTACATTGCGTTTATGAAAGCTTGCAGCAAAGCGAAACCAGCCCGCTCATGATTCACACCAAGGATTTGAAACAACCCCCACGATGTAGCCTTGAGAGCAGCGGGGCGGTCCAGTTCAGCCGCTCTGGCTAGTTTGATGTGCTGCACATAAGGCGACCCGTAGCCACCAGGAACAGGACTGGAGATTAGACTATTCTGAGGGGAGATAGAAGGATTTGAGACTCCCGCTGTATCATATTTGCCGCCTGTGTAACGATGAAAAAGATGACGTTCAAAGAGAATGATCGGCAGTCCACTTGGTAAGAAGGCTCCCCACGCGCCGCCCTCGACAACAGCAAACGCTTTGATCACGTTGACATGGACCTCTAAGATCTCCGCTGCATGAAGATATGATTCGTCAGACGGAAAAGGACTTCGATCCGTGTCTGCTTCTTCGGACTTGACAACCGACAGCGCGTAGTTTTGAGGTTCACTAGGCCATGAACTCGAATGCTGATCCATCACCCTTATCCTCCACCGTCAAGCTTCATATCCTCGGCAAGTCTCTCACGCATCCCCTTCACAGCCGCTTTGACCGGCCGCTCTAAATACTTGGGGCCGTGACCTGTCGGGCTGAACTTGACCTCCACCCCTTGCCACGACGGCGGACTGAACTCTGAAGGATGCTCATGTACCGCGAGCGCATACGGATCTGTCTTCTCATCTCCATAGACCAGCGAGACCGAGATATTGTTGCCACGGACGTTCTGCTCGACCCGCCCAGAGGCTTTCAAGTCACCCATGTCAACAGGCACGTAGTTCTCGCGGCTGTCTTCCATGATCGCGTAGGACTCGTTCAGAACAGCTGCTTTGGACTTCCGCTTAGCTTCTTTCTCTAGCGACTTGAGCTTATCTGCTAGTTGCTTACTGCCCTTGAATGTGAAGTTGACATCACTCATGAGACTTGTCCTGACACGTTGTCTTGTCTTGTCTTACGAGACGGTTTAAGCCCCGTAGGTCACACCGTCCACGATAAACGGGCCTGACGGACGAAACATCCCCGTAGCCTTGCGAGAGCCCGTCTTGCGCGGGTTGACCTCCTGCCACGAGCTGAGATATCCCGAGTAAATCACCTCATCGCTGTTGGTGGTGCCTCCGGGACCTCGCAGACGAATCTTGAACGTCCGCTTGTTCAGGAAGTGGTTGCGAAGAATCATATGATAAGCACCGGCGTTCCCGTAGCGATAGTTGACCTCGATCGATATCTCGTCCATCTCTAGGACCGCATCAGGTTCGTATGTCGAGGCGCTGAGGTTGTGAGGGGTGTTTTCTGTGCCCCCCAAGTTCCACTTCTGTGAGATGTCCCCGACAAGATCCCCGACTGTTTGAAACACATCAGGTGCCAATGACGGGTCCACTTCCGCTGCTATAAGTGATCCGTGTCCAGTTGCCATGGGTTGTTAATTCCTCCTTCTATTGGTCAAGTCATGAGATCAGTTGACAGTTTGACAGGTTAGACAGTCCCGATGATGACAACATTGTACTTCGACTGAGCACCACCAGGATTGCTGACGTTGATCAGATCCCCGGTGGCAGGAGTAACCGTAACACCAGTCGGATCACTCCACTCGAACTTGCCGCCGGGAGTGACCGTTAGTGCGTCACTCGCCGCTGCGAAGATAGCGACACCGTTAGCAGCAGGACGACTGACAACAAGGTTGCCCGAGTTGGTGACTGGGGCGAAGATACCCAGGTACTTGATCTTGGTGAAGGTCAAGGTGCCACCGAGAGAACCCGTGAGACCTCCAGCCAAGTCGAGATCTTCGTTAGCGGCAGCGTTGAGCGTGCGCAGATCGGCAAAGCGGTAGTTCGCCTGTCCCGCTCCGGTTCCGTTGGGCATGTCAACCGTGAACACGAAATCGAGCGGGTCTGCGGGGCTGCCAAGCAGACTGGTGCCAGTGAGCTTGGAATTGATCTTGGTTTGAACTGAACCTGTGTGCGGCATGGTGTAAATAGCCTCCTTGTGAAGGGTTGCGAGCTGTGAATTGATTATCAGGGTTTGCCGAGCATAACTTTGTGAGTAAAACCTCGATTCGTCTTCGGGTCCATCACTCCGCTCGGAGTATCAACGATCGGTCCTGTGAAACCGTCCGGTAGAATGATGATATCTCGCGGATCAAAGGGTTCTTTCCGTCCAATAGCTCCGTTCGGTTCGACATCGCCCAGAAAGTTCAGCGTAGCCATAACGGTTACAGTCTCGCCTGAGGTAGTCTGTAACTCTTTCTGTTGCGTCGAGACGATACACTTGCGTGAGATTGGATCCGAGAATGATTCTGTTCCACTCGCGTCGGTGTAGCCTTGCCATGCCCGGTGCTGCACGACGACTTGAATCCCACCCGTGAGATCCTTAATCGTCTTCACACCGTCGCGAAGGATCTCAGCAGGGAAAGCCACTTATAACACCTCGAACAGAAATGTTGACGTGTCGTCTGTGACTGTCAGATCAACCTCACTGTACCAAGACGGTACGAGCATCAACCTGACCACCATTGGCACTTGCAAGTAGGCATAATCGCGGGACGACCTGAGCGAGACAAACTCCAGATAGCTGCGGTCTGTCTTCTGAGCTTGAAACTCTACACTGGTCCCGTCCGCATCTACCTTCTTGACGCCTGTTCTGGCAGCTTGGCTCTCGCTGAACAGATCCGGAGTCTCGTGTAGCAGGACAGCCAGCTCGCACTGAGCACGCAAGATCTCAGAAGGGATTACGTTGCTGGCGATCAAGTATCCATTGCGATTCAACATCCCTGTGCGGTACCAAGCCATTGCCTGATCTTGACTTGTCGCTGCTCCCGTCCAGTTAAAAGACAGATCAAGCACCTGCGCGCTGAGCACTAGTAAGGATTCAAGCTCTGGATCGATCAACCCAGCAACAGCGTCGTCAAACCAATCAAGATTGGGATGTCTCGACTGTAGATAAGACTTGAAGTACGTTAGATCAGCGTAGGTGTTAGCTTCCGAGTCTCCAGGTGTGGGATTGAGAGCCATTAGCGTGTCGCCTTCTACTTACACAGATCTCCAACTCGTAGATCCGGGCACATTGAAAGTTCGTCCGCCTCCAATGTAGATGTCCACAGACCCGTTTTCATAGAATCGTTGGACAGTTGCCAGACCAAACGGCGTAACAATGAGACGACCGAAAGAGGGAATTCCGGTATCAAAAGTGAGGTGTAACATTTTCTCTGATCTCCTGTCTTGTCATACGCGGAACTGCGGTCGTCTCATCGGCTTGTCTTCAGGCTTGTTGTCGGCTTCATCTGCCTCTTGCCACGTAATTGCTTGTACCGTTTTGCCAGTCTGAGCATTGCTCGCGTAGAAAGACTCTCCAGGTCCGCTCAAGTAGCACTCCTCAACTTCGATACCGGTTGACTGTCCAGGCCCGTCATACACCTGTCTGATGAGTTCGATCTTGATCCGTCCGTCCTTACCCCCCTTGACAGGCTCATCCCGCAGGTCAGTGATCTGGATCCGATCGCACGGAGCTTTGATGTCATCTCGGCGGCGTGGTGATCTGCGGACGAATGTCGGGATGTACTGCGCCGCTGGACGTCCTGAAGGGTTGATCCCCCCACTACTGCTATCACTATCGTTTTGACTCATGTCTTGTCCTCAACAGTTCTTGAAGCTTTGTCTTGTCTTGTCTAGTGGATCACTTGTCGAGCTGCTGCATACGGGTCTCAGCAGCCGTGATCACGCCCTGCCGCTGAAGGTTGGCTTTCTCGTAGTCAAGCACCTTGCGGACCTCGACCTTGGTGCCCAGAGAGTTGATGTATGTCTTGGCCTGAGGGACCGTCATCTCGCCCACGGACTGATTAGCAGGGGCGGAGGTACTGTTGGCAGCCGATGTGCCCGCAGCAGCTCCCCCAGGACCCGCAGGAGCCAGTCCAGCCCCATTGACCAGCTCGCGATTCGTCCCCTCGGTCGGCGCACCTTCGTTGATGTCCTCGTCGCTGTCGCTGAGCACAGTCTCATCCCCGTCACCTTCCGTCACGACCGCCACTTGATGATCAGACTTCTCGGAGCGGGTGAAGCGGGTCGGATCAGGCGGGATGCTGACGACGGTCTTGTCTTCACCGCCCTCAACCTTCTCGAACCTGTCGAGCAGATTAGCCTCACGCACGCGGTCGTCGTCCAGCTCGACGGTCTCGCCTGCTTCCATCCGACGACTCGACACGACAGCACCTTTCTCATCCGTGACAGAGACGAAGTGCCTGAAACCCTCTCTCAGCTTGTACTGACTGGTTCCCATGTTGCTTTGCTCCCTTCTATCTCTCAGTCTCTTGACAGTTAGCTCATATGAAAGATGCCGGACTTGCCACTCTGCGTGCTACGGATGATCGGGATCTGAATCGCGAACACCTTGAAAGCGATCCCGAACCCACCATAGATGTCCCACTGCACGGGCTGAATGTCTTCGCCCATGCCCCACTGGATGACATCAGGTGTGGCCTGGACCATCACGAGAGTGTTGGCGGCGAGCTGATCACTGAACTCGATCTTGGTGAGCCCATCGATGCCGAGCAGACGATCACGAATCGAGCCGGGGTAGTTGGCGACGAAGTTCTTGTCCAGCACGACTGAGTAGTCCGTCCCACTATAAAGCCAGTAGGGACCAGGGAAGCCATCAGCGATCATGGCCGCTTTCATCGTCAGCAGATCAGCGAGCATGTTGTCGCCGGTCTTGGCAACCTGAGCCCAGTTGCCGTTGGTGCCGAACCCGCCCGTGTTGCGCTGCGGGTGAGTCGTGTAGCCGTAGATAGTAGACCCGCCGAACTTCGCACCACCCTTGAACAACATCCGCTCCAACATCTCGGAGACCTTGCGAGTGCTGATGCGGATCTGCGTGGTGTCGAGCCCCTCGCGTACAGTGGAGCTGGAACGACCACCAGAACGGCTCGCCGCGAGGGTTCTGATGCCAATGTTGAAGTCCTTGTGGGTGATCGGCAGAGGGACATTGTTCGCGCCGAACTCGACCCGATCGTTGTCAGAGCGAGCCAGCCCATCCATCGACACAACAGCGTCGTCCATGTCACCGATACCCGAGTATTCGAGAAGGGTTTTGCCCATCGCGTTGGGGATCGGACGAGTCAGCCCAGCGCCAATCAGGTCAGCAACCCCTCGCAGCCGCAGTCCAGCTTCCTCGACGACCGTGGTATCGATTTCGATCCACTCGTCACGACGGAGGGTGTCGCAAGAGCGGAGTTCAGCCGGCGACAGCTCCCGACCTTCAGCGAGTGCTTTGAGCAGTCGCTTTCCAGCCCACTGCCCCCCAACTACGGCAGAGTTGACGAACGCATTACCTCCCTGTACCAGTGCTTCGCTACTCATTGATTGATCCTTTCTCCCCTCTTATGTGGAATGTCGATTGATGATTGATGAACACGTTTAGACGATCACAACTCGATGCCGCGTGACACCAGCCGTAGCCCCACCCGTGCTCTCGGCAGACCGTGCCACGATTGCATTGCGCTGGGTGTCATCGGTGGAGGCGTCAGTAACAACCGCCCGCAGAGTACCATCTCCAGCGGATTCCAGGAACTCAACCCCGGTCAGGGTTTGCCCAGCTCCGACAAGAGCGTTGACACCATCACCAGGAGCGAATCTGCCCAGCTTGACGCGATCACCGATTGCATAGGCAGTGTCAATCGTCTTACCCATCTCGTCCCGCTCAAGAGCGAACAGAGGAGCAGCATTGGCAGCAGCGGTAGCGTGCTTGCGGACCTGTCCCAACGCAGGCAGATTGGTCTGACAGAGCATGCCAGGGGTAATCGCTTCCGAAGCAGTGTTCTGCTCGTCAACGATCGGTTCACCTCTGAGTGCGATAACGTGGCTTGCCATCTAGTGATTCCTCCTTACAGATCAAGTTCGGGTTGATAGATCTTGTCTCAGTTGGTCTTACTCTGTCCGCCGTTCGCACGGTTCTTAATCATGTCGCTGAGCTTCGGCATGACAGGCGCGCTGCTCTCGTCGTCAGTGGAGATGTCCTCGCCCTCACCGATGAAGCGGGAAGCGGAATAGTCCACCGTGCGGCTCGACTTGGCACTCTCGCCGACACCAACCGTCTCAGCAAGCACGGTCAGATCGTCAAGCGGCATCTGCTTCAGCCGATCCTCAGTGAACTTGGTAGCTCCCTTGAGCACCGAGACGAGAGCGTCACGCTTCTTGTTCTCCTGCTGCTGGTAGCGGGCAGCCATCTGTCGAAGGGTCTTCAGCTCCTCCTGATCGATCTCTACGGTGTTGGTGGTCGCGACAGGGATAGCAGGCTGTGCAGGCTGAACAGGCTGCTGAGCCTCAGGAGCAGCAGGAGCAGCGGCGGGGACCTGATCACCTTCCTTCTTCTTGTCATCATCAGGCTTGCCGTTATCACCCAGCAGTCGAGCAGAGTTCGTGTTTGCGGTCGCGTTTGCCATGGTTCCTCCCTTACAGGCACAGGTTGAATGGGTATCTTCTGAGACGTGAGGGTCTTGAACTTGATCACTCATGGTGGATTGATCGATCGCATCGCTGAGGGTTGGATCGGCAGCCGCAGTAGTGCTCTCAGCTTTCGGCTTCCACCCTTCGAAGTATTCTAGCTCGATTCGATCGTCATTGATAGTCACGTTTTCAGCAGCATCTGCCGAGAAAGTCCGCTGGTAGTAGTGGTATTCCGGTTTCCAGTCGTCCATCCAATAGTCGCCATATCTGACAACCACGACATAGCGGACAGTCTTAGTGTCTACGTCTTCATCATCCACGTACTCAACAGGCTCGATGTCAGACAAAGCCTTGTAAAGCTTAAAGCGTAGATCATTGTTCGACATTGATGATCTGATCTTTGCCATCAATCGATCAAACAATCCAACTCTCTGCTGCTGATTTTCTTTTGGCTTGTCTTCGATCTCGCTTGCAGCCACTTTGACCTCCGATCTATTATCCTGTGGGACGATCAAAGGTCTGACAGCCCCCTGAGTTACTTGGATGACGTTCTCTTTCTGAACCAACACACGATTAGCCCCGCAGCCCATCTCGATGCTACACGCACCGACAGACCCTTGCCCGAGCATAGCAAGATGATCAGGGACGACCTGCTCCCAGACCGCGTAGTATTCCTGTCCAGTGATCGTCTTGCCTTCCTGCATAGACATGATCACGTACTGACCGTTTGAAACCTCGACGATCTCACCGGCTTGCAGTCGAGCGATCACGTCAACAGCTTCAGGTCCCACTGTCTCAGCACTTGTGGGGTCTAACCAAGCCTCGACCAACAGCTGATCCTTATCAGTATAGTCAGCGTTGAACACAAACCCGAAACAGTTCTGCTCAAGAACAGCAGGACTATTCGCCGACACATATTCGCCATCAACCTGGGGGTGGTTCATCACGACAGGTCGGTAGTTCCACCCTTGCGAGGCAATGTAGACGACTTGCGCAGGGACGAACTCAGGCGCGGGAGCCGTGACGGACCAGACAACCGTGTCGCCAAGCATGGACACGACTGGACAGACGATGTAGTCGCGACCGTTGAACTGTTCTGTTCTAAGCAGCGAGCCGTTGATCTGATACGTCTCAAGCCGGTACTCGTATGTGCGAGCAGGTTGATCAGCAGACTTGTCCACCTTCGATGTTCCGAGCAAGGGCCTCACGCACCACCTCCAGCAGCGGCAGGAGGATCAGCCGTGGCAACAGGATCAGCATTTGGAATCGTGTCCACCTTCGCTGCTGGTAGAGGCTTCAACCCATGGGCCTTGTCACGGATCTCACTATCAGACATGATCGGCGGTTGCCCGGCTCGCTTCTGGTTCAGATTCGCTTCTGTGAGCTTGTTGGCAAGATCAGCTTTCTCTTGCTCCGACATGGTGCTGATGCTCGCACCCATGACAACCTTATACTTCTTCGCAGCGGGCGGACGCACGAAACCGTATTCGATCATCCTGTCCACGAACTGCCTCACCAGCGGGATAGCATGATCGTTACAGTGTTCCGTCACGCGATTCTTAATCATGTCGCGGTCGGTAACGCTCGCCAATTCACCTCGCTCTGAGCCCATTACGTACCGCACGGGCAACCCCTTGGTGCCAGCGATGTGCTGAACGATCGTATTAGCGTTGCTGGAGAAGTCGTATACGGTCGCGCCGAAAGTCTTGGGCGTAACCCCGCGAGTCATCATGAACTGCCGTAGACCGTTGACCATCTCTTCTAGCTCTTCTTCTTTCTGCTCAACAATCTGCTTCTTCTCTAGTTCTGTCCCTGCGAGCGTGACGTCCTTGTCGATATCAAACAGAGTCTTGCTGACCATCTGCTTCCAAGCAGCTTCAGATCCGCCACCGATCAACTTGTAGAGATCATCAAACAGATTATAGACATCCTCTAGATCAGGGTCTCCAAATATGTCATCGTCTAGAGGGTTGTGGACATGGTGCAGGACTCGCGTCCAATGAACATCCTCCATCTCCTTGACACCAGAGGACTTAGAGCGATTGAAGTTCACTCCATAGATCAGAGGACGACCAAACCGCTTGCTAGATTTGTTCTCTTCGTAGGACTTGATCCGCGCTCGTTCTTGGATGATCGGAGTCAGATAGATCACTTTCTGTCCAACTCGCTTCGTGAGCGGGACAGAAAGCTCCTGACCGTCATCAACACCGATGATCCCCAACGCGTACTGTCCAAGCCCTGCGAGGATGTCAATCCGCAACATTCGAGTGATCACATCGTTATCTTCAAACAGAGCCGTGATGTCCTGCTCAAACTCCGTGTGGACCTCAACATCTTCATTCTCGATGATGTCAACCCCACCCGCCCAAGCCTCTCGCGGCATGGCGTTGACGATCCGCTTGGCAATTCCTCCGCGCTTGTACCGCTGACGGTACGCCTGCAAGCTGATCTTCTGCTTATATCCGAGGGTCTTGTAGAGATCCCGGTTGCCGTCGAATGAGTCGAAGCCGTGCTCGGAGGCAAACATGAGCCGTGAGACAGCCGCGCTGAGGGATGAGACCAGTTGGGGCGAGCCGTTGGTGGGCGTGTTATGCGGGCTCAAGATAGACGGTCTCCCACTCACAGGTATAACATGAGCAGAGAGTAATATCAACGAACGAGAGGTGTTATATAGTGTTAAGTCCTGCAAGACCGAGATTGAAAAGATATGATTCAGTCGGACCATAACCGTACTTGCCGTCCGACCACAATTTGATAATAGCTTCTCTAACTTGATTCTTCTCGTATTCTTGAGTTGACGATCTCAATCCTGCGCCAGTTCCAGAAACAGAACGAGCCGCATGTGTAATCAGAATTCGAGTTGCTTCTTTCTTTGTCATGTCTTGTCTCCTCAAGTTACCATCCTAGCGTGTGGACTTTCTCTTTCTCAGGCGGATCTATAAACACCAGCATGACAGCATCAGCATCATCAGGCGAGTTCTTGCCGCGCTTGCGGATCTCTTCCTTACTCTCGATCTGGATACGACCGCCGATTGCTTTCCACTTCAAGTCCACGAGTTGAGCTGCAAGGTCATCGTCATCAGGATCAATGTCAGTCTGTCCTGATTCGAACATCTGACGTAGTTTCCAGTAGCCCTCAGCACGAAGGTTGACAAACTGCTTCGTGTCAACAGCAGATCTGCCTACGTTCACGCCTTCTATCAAGCTTGCTTCACGCCGTTCATCATCGCTAGAGGACTGATCCGAAGCCATCTCTTCAGCCCTGTCTTTCACACCACGACCGATTCCAATATCGTCTATCTTGACTTTAGAGGCGTCTTCTTCTCTCAAAGCCAGAATAACATTCCCCAGTGTTGTCATTGTGTTGGGTGTTTGAGTCTTGCGGTGCTTGAGTATCCGCACCCATCCACCCTTGCGAACAGCAATGACACTCTTGTCTCGACCACCACCAACATCAACCCCCAGCTCAATTGGCAAGCTGGGTTGTATCGTTCTCTCCTGCGCGGCTTTGATCCACGAGATAGGAATCAGCCCATCTGTAGATAGTTCTGGGAACTCACCCAGGATCTTAGCTATGTAGAGCGGGTTTGTTTCGCCCCAAGACTTCTTCTTCTCCTCAACCCACACGGGACTGACGAGCACATGCCGCAGATAGTCGGGAATTGGTTCGCCTGTGAAGTTGGGCGTGTCAAACGCTGAGATCTTGATGACATTCCAACCTGACCCGGGCTTGCAAACAGTTGCGAAGTGAGATTGAGGATCATCAGGGTTGCCGATCACGATCATTCGGCTGAACTCATTAGAGATCAACGAGTCCGCTTGATCAAACAGATCCTTGTGGATACCCGCACCTTCATCAAAAATCACCAGCACGTACTTAGCATGAATCCCCTGGAACGCTGCAACGTCCATATCGGCAGGCTTCCGCCCAAACGCAACCATCTCCTCGTGACCTTCAGGCATCTTGGCCCACCACTCGGTTTGGTTCAACCGACCTGAGAGCCCGCCGCTCGCGTGTAGACGGTTGATATAGCGCCACAGGATTGCTCGGACTTGTGGAGCTGTCGGCGCAGAGGTGATAACAAAAGCTTCACCGGGCTTGTGAGACTCGATCCACCAAGCCGCCAGAATAGCTGCTACGTGCGATTTCCCGGCAGAATGGCACGACTTGACGGCTGTACGGCGGTTGTCTCGTACAGATTCGATGATCTTGGTCTGTAGGCTCCAGAGGTGAGCCTTGAGCTTCTTCCTCGCCCAGAGAGCCGGGTTGCGCTGATAGACCGACCTGCGGATGTCGTCTTCAAGGGAGGTGAAGCTGACGGATAGAGCCTCGGCAGGGCTGTCTAGAGAGACAGGTGCAGGCGGGAGTGCTACGGAGGGGTCTTGCCTCTTGGCGTCTAGAACAGCCATAGACGCTGGATTATAGTCTATCCGATCGTCAGGACATAGCCGCTCCCATTGCAACGGACACAGTCCACTCGACCAACAAGAGGGGATTTAGTGCTGACCACATCGCTTGCTAGTCCTGTAAAGTACCCTCGTCCTCGACACGACGAGCAGATCCGCCGAAACTTCTCCCCTTTCTCCAGAACATCAGGTGGAGGCTTGAACATTGCTTCGTGCTGACAGTCGTGGCACTTGCTGGACCCGAGTAGACACGGCTGACCGCACTTGCACACAGCTTGTCTTGCCCCATTGCCAGTTATTGCTGGACGAGACCTGTCTTGTGAGGCTTCTGATGCTGGATATTCCCTCCAATTTCCGTTTCCGTCTTGCCATTTCATATCCTGTTCACCTTACTAGAGCTTTCATATTCAACTTCTCTCTATCATACAACCCGAGCCGCTCACTAATCCTCATCATTCGACTCACAAGATCGTATGTCACTTGTCCTCCCCGACTGCCTGCCGATCTGCCTTCTTTGTGCAATCCGTACAAAGCATTTGATTGTCTTGGACCGAAGTGGACCCGATACCATCCACGACATCAATACCACCTCTGACAGCATCCTCTGCACAATCAAATAGGGTCCAATCTTTTGGTACCTTACGAGCTTCTTCCATTGCGACTTGAAACCTGTATCCACACTTGTCACACTCGATTAAAGCCACGATATGTACGACGCTCATTGTTCTTGATCCTCATCATCGTAGCCAAACACCTCAACCCCATACTTCCTAATTCCGCCCTTATAGAGATCTTCACTCGTCGCATTGGCTAGACCCTCAAAGTCAGTCAGTTCGCCAAACCAGTGAATATACATGTATCCGGCTTCGAGATTGGCGAGCACAGTTGCTTCCCCTTCTGTTAAGTGGAACGTCTCTAGTTCTATCAGATCATTGTCACGATCCAACAGCCAAGCCAACAAATCCACTACCTTGGTCTCCTCATCAGTTTCAAAGTAGTGATACCACTTCTCGCCTTCCCAACTGTCATTAGTCATTTGATTCACTCCATTTCAGATAATATGTTTAGTAAGTCCATTGATTGAACTCCCGCTTGCTCACCATCCCTGCTTAGCTTCTCCCTCGCAGCCTCTCGCAACCACTCCGATCGTGATACCGGTATCTTCCTCGCTTGACAAGCTTGGTCGATCTGGTGAGCCAGTCCTGTGCTGTCAGGGATCTTGAGTTCAACGCGGGTGTAGGGCTCAGGCACGCGAGCCACCCGCAAGACTTGCAAGGAGATCTCTCCCTCGCGTTGCTGAGGCATGGAGCTTCCATACCTTAGTGTCGGACTCAGGACCACCAACACGTCGTTGAATCCAAAAACCAGCGTCGGAAACCTCGTTCGCCAGCCGCTCGACCTCCTGCGCCAGGGCGGAGATCGTAGCGTCTTTACTTGCTTGTCTCCGATTCTGGAAGTCTCGCCGATTCTGGAAGTCTCGCAGTTCGCGACCTCGTTGAAGACCAATAGCTGATGCCGATGGCGTGATCATTAGATGGTCCCCCAGACTCTCCACACCTTGTGTCGTGTCGGTAGTAGGTTAGTACCTTCATTGACCTTGTTATAATCTCTGGACTCACCGGGCGGTCGCACAGTCGTGCAGAGCTTGAACAGTAATGAGTACCACTTGCGAGCTGCTTTGTCAGACCATGTCGTGATCATGATCTGGGAGCCGTAGACCTTGACCTCTTTGTAAGGCAGACCACAAGCCTCAAGACGAGCTTGGATCTGCCACTGAATAGTCGGTTCGGTGGCGGTTTGAGCTTCTCTGTCTCGCAGACACGCATCGCAGAAGTGCTCGGACTCACAGATGCAAACAGTTGTAGTCATTTGCAGTCCTCCTACTCAATACACATGTTGCCAAAATTCCAGCCAGGACGACACGAACCTAGATCAGTACCACCTGTCTCCATCCCAAGAACCTCAGCAGCTTCCTTGCAGATACGTTCACACTCATAGTAGCAAGCGATGTCGCCTTCCTCAGTCGGTCGTGACATCATGCGAAACAGACGACCAATTGCCGGATTCATCGCTTGGCTGGCTTCCTCGCGGCTCATGCTCAGAACGTTAGTGATGGTCATCTCTACTCTCCTTGTCTCGTGGTGTCCATTGTCCGTACTCTACTCCTGTCCGGTCCGTACGTCAACACACCGTCTCAAGATTTTACAACTATCTTACGCTTACCCTTCCAATCGGTCGTGTCTATTGGGCCTAACAGCTCTGCATCAATTACGGACGAATTATAGTAGTCGTATCCTCGCTCTTGAAGCAAAGAACTAATTGCTTCTTCAACACTATTCGCGCTCTTGGTGGCTAGATACTGACCGGTCTCACGGTGTGTTAGCCGATAACGGTTTACTTTGTTCATCACGCGTTGTGTCCATGATACTTGCCGCCGCACTCACACTCGCACTGATGTCCCTTGGCGGAACGGCAGCGGTCAGAGCACTTATGGTTGGAAGGATTGGCCTTGCGTTGAATCGTGCGCTCGACCTTGTGAACACCGCCGCAGGTACCACAGTCGCCACCTACACCGGCAATGATCTTGCCCTCAGCAGTACGCCCTAGTTCGCGCGTGTAGACGTTCTTCAAAGAGATGATGCTGCCGTCAGTGCAGGTGGCGAAGTGCTTGTTGGTAACCATGTAGAGGACTATAGTACGGTCCGTACGTCGTGTCAACACAAATCTGTCTTGCAGCAAACATTTTACATCTTGTCTTCTCTAGGTGACGAGTTGTAAAACTTCTGCGATCTTCACAGAACCACTTGACGCGTCCGGTCCGTACGTTGTAGAATCTGAACATCAAAAAGGAGGACTTAGTGAAGAAAACGCAGATCAGACGTCTTTCTCTCAATCGTGAAACACTTCGTTACCTGAATGGAGGTAAGCCCGATCCACCTTTGGGCACAACCGATACATGCTATGCACAAGCTTGTTACCCCACAGAGACCTGCGGCACTGGGTTTTCCAATACCGCTTATGGCTCGTGTGCAACAGGTGGACCGGGATGCTGCGGTCCCTACTATAACTAGATCAAAGACGTAATCGCATCCGCCAGTGTACTATCGGCCAGTCCAGACAACTTGTTCATGGGCTGGCCCCCTTCCTTGATCAAGCTGAGTGTGTAGGTGATCAACTCCTGTGCCTTCTGCTTCATCGCAGGATCTCCGCTGATCACAGCCGCACGTGCCCAACTCGCGCACATTCCAGGCAAGTCACCAGGGTACATGGTTGAGACGTTCTCGCTATCGGGCTGGACTTTGAGGTTGATAATCTTGTTGGCATCGTCCCAGGTAAATGAGAAGGCACGTGCCCACTTGGAGGATTTGGCGAGAGTGGAGTCACCACCAACGATAAACGATCCGTAACGTTGAATGGTTGACACAACCTTGATCAGAATATTCCACGGATGAGATTGCGAATTAGTTGGTCCTGAAACAAAGGGAATTTCTTTGCCGTACTCCCAGAGGCTTTCGAGATCCCAGATAGATAGTGCGTAGAGGTTTGGAGTGGCGATGGTACCTGCCTTCTTCACACCGTCAGTCCAGAATGCAGCAGGCTCTCCGTTGTATGTTCCCTCGACATAGCATTCGTTGATCGCGCGTTGCATGCTTGATATCCAAGCGTCGCGGAACAGCTTCCGCTTGACAGGATCTCCATGAACTTGCGACAGGAACCTCCAGGCGCGCAATCGTTGATGCGGGAACCGTCCTGCAAGTGGCTGCGACTTGACCTCGTTGATCATTCGCTCTTCACCCCGAGCGAGAATGTCAACCACCAACCTGTTACCTGTCAGCAGGTAGTACCAGAACAGGTTCTCGTAGTACGAGTGTGAGGAGTTGAAATCTGATCTGCCACAACCATAGCCCGCTGACGCCCAGTTGCCATACACCCAATTGTCCTCAGGACTCGTGTGCATGATCTGCGTCCACAACATCCGCAGAGCTGAGGGGTGAGCGAGATTGTCCAGCCAGAGAGAGTTCTGCGTCATCAGCGAGAGAGTGGCGGCTGATCTGCTCGTGCTGTAATAGTCAGTGAAAGCGCCTGTCTTGTAGAGCGTGTCCCAGTTAGCTTCTTTGTCACTCATCTCAATCTCGTTGTCATCCCAGTAGCGCGGCCACCAAGCGTAGGTTTGTAGCCCGTAGAGACCATCACGGGCGATTAGCGAAAGAGTCTTGTTGCAGATCTGAGTCAAAGCAGCAACGTACTGAGAGCCCAGAGAGTTGCTAGAGAAGGGGACAGACTTGCCAGCAACCTGATAATAACTTGGATCAGCAAACAGTCTCACTGGGTGGTTGAGATCAGCAAGCAGATTAGCATCAGATTGATTGACACCACAAACGCCTATAAGACAGGTTGTCGATGCACCTTGATGGTGCGCAAGCCAAAACTTATCTGACGCGTGATAGATCCTCAACTCGCCTTGTGATTGTGACAGAGATTGAGGCTCGTACAAGTCCATTCGTCTCAATCCCATAATGATCATATTCTTCTTGTCTTTGAGAGGCAGAGATATGGACGCGCCCTCTGTCTTGAGGACTCTTGACTGCTTTCGATTAGATCTCAGCGGTTGGTCCAGATGAAAGAGTGAGGGATTATCGAGCAGAGACGGATCAATCTTGATTGTGTCAAACCAGCTTGTTCCCAGCACACCATTAACAGTCTTCCCGTCTGACATCATCGCTTCTGTCCCGTTCTTGCTGCCTTCCCACTTGATGACAGACGTGACAGTTGCTAGAGAGGAGCCTTTGACGAACCGATAGCGGCGGGTGGTTGAGATCCGTCCAAACTCCTTAACCGTTGCAGCCGTGGTGAATGACTTTGATATCGTCTCTACCACGAGATAGCAGACAAGCGGTCCGATGTACTCGAACTCCATTCGACGGACCTGTGTGTCTGAGAAGGTGTCTGTTTTCCCGTCAAACGCGAATGATGTCGCTGAGCCTGTCAGAGTCAGACCGTCACGAGTCTTGATAGAGCGGATGAGACCCTCGGCGCCAATCGTGAACACCGCTGAGCCTGTGTCTACAACTGCGTTCTTTCCGATTGGACTGCTATTGATAATATAAGACAGAGGATTGATGGTTGAAACCGATGCGGTCTTACTGAGAACGAGGTTGTAGTTCTTCTGCTTTCCGCTTTCAATCGAGTCCAGAAGCTCAACCTGCACCCATTGAATACTTCCGTCAGACCACCACGCGGTTGGTCTGACATCCGACTCAACAAACACTCCGTCAGCGCTGTTGATCACAAGCCTGCTAACATCCTTCAGCCCTACTGACTGAGCAATCGGAACTCCACTTGAGATCAGCATTGCTTGTCGACTGACACTAGAGCACTCGACGGCTGTGAGTCGCGTGAGGACTTCTAACGTTGGCGGGCTGATTGGCGGAGTGCTCGGGGGTTGACTCGGGGGCTGAACCGGAGGCGTGACAGGAGGTTGTATAGGGGGCGCAGGCGGGTCTACATGCTGGCTGAGTTCTGACAGGCTTGCGAGCTTGGTCTCGACTGTAGTCCGGCAATCATCCAACTTGAGAATGACAGCTCGGGTTGTCTCTGAAACCAAATCCCGCAGCTCTGTGATGATGGACTTGATCTTGTCGCTGTCTTGCTGGTTCATCAGGTGAATCCTCTTTGTTTCTTTGTCTTGTCTTAATGAGAGGTGTAATGACTAGCTCTGCATGTCATCTTTGAGACCAGCAATAGAAGCCTCGATGTTTGATTGAAGCTCTTCCAAGAACTCTAGAGCTTCTTCTTGACTCATATTATCGGGATGAGTCGCACGATCGATATCACCCGAGATCTCGTCTAGAGCGTGCTGATGATCGTCGTTCATTGGGAATATGTCCTTTCTTGTCTCTTTTCGTCTCAAGATTCTACTATGCTTGTAGGTGGATAGTCAACCAGCAAACTTGCCCCTCGACTCGATCGAGTAGTAAGCGACACCATAACTCACTCCAGCATAGACCATCTCGACATGTCTCTCATAACCATCATCGACCACGATTCGACTAGGTGATTGATCTAGCCCAAGATCAGTCAGCGTGTGCTGTCCAAACTCTCCCAAGTCGATTGTCTTGCGCTCAGGGGGTCTGGTGAAGGTTACGACGTAAGACAGGCGTAAACATCAGATGATAATCCACTCGTGTCTCTTACATCTCCACGCCGTCCAACATCCGCCGGATTTGAGATGAGGCGGATTCCTGTCTCGACAATGATAGCAGCGGTCAAACCTTCGTCCACGATACGATGGCGGATAATCACCCACAACCACGCACACCACCACCGTTGATCTCGCCGCTATCTTCAAGTTCCGTTCTCTGTACCCGCTTGACCACGATCTATTCTCAGGTAGATAAGACCTCTGTTCTAATCCCTAGTCCAGCCGCAATCTCAACTGCCCAGACATCAATCCCGCCTAGATGACAACCGCCACTCACCACAACGTCAGGGTTATAGATGTCTGTGATGACGCGCTTCATCTCCCGCTTAGCCCGATCTTCAGTCTCGCTCGTGAACTTGTCGGCAGCGTGTCCGACGATCCCCAGGCGGAAAGGTCTAAGAATAGTCACATGAATTATGCAGCCCAGCTAGACATGGGGGTCCGAGTCTCAAAAAGCGGACCCCCAAGAAAATCCACCCTCTTTATATATATATAAACCGGTAGGACCCCCGGGACCCCCATACGCCCCCTTTTCGTCTAACTTACGCTTAAAGGCGTATGGGGGTCCCGGGGGTCCACCCTGCCCCCCGGGACCCCCGACCAATATTTTTGGAGAATTGTCGACTCGGGGGTCCACTTTCACATTCGCGGACCCCCAAGATTCAATGCAGATAATCTGATCGATAGCGAATAGATTAGCCTGGGGGTCCGGTTTCGTCATTTGGGACCCCCAACCCCGTAAGCCTTCTTATTGCCCTCGCGGATCTTGTCTATCTCTTGTTCAATCGCTCTGATCCCTCGAATCAACCCAACCTCCAAAGCAGTGTTGAGTCGTTCGGCGTGTCGCTTAGCCTCGTCTTCACCTCTCACATAGAAGATGATCTCGCCTGGACCACTGATCTCAAACCACTGGAGACCAGCAACATGCAAGCCTCGATGTCGGCTGTCCTCTTCTGATTCAGGTTGATACGTGTATCTCTCTTCTGTGGACCATTCCTCGTGTCGATGAGAGATCAGCTCGCCACGATGATCTACAGTTCTGTGACCTCCTCTATGATCCATAGATCACCTTCATCATCATATCAACCCCCTTTGATTTCATCTCGATTGTCAACAGAAAATCATCTAACAATCCACTCCACAGATCAACGTAACTATCCGGACAGTAGTCATGTTGGGTTGTCAAGTAGGCATACATCGCCATCACAGCGATCAGGTTTGCGTCTATCCCGAGATCTTTGCTCAACCTCGCAACAGTATTAGAAACCCATTCTGTAGCTGGCACGTTCACACGATGTCCACTTTCTTTTGTCATCTGAACAGAGGTCTTGACAACCTGCATGACATAAGACTCCTGAGCAGTCCCAAGCAAAGTGTGGTTGAATAACTTGTCTCTCACCTGGATCATCAGTTGAATAGACTCGTTTGCAGACAAGATCTCAAGTCCATGTGTCAAGAACAAACAAAGACATGTTCTAACTCCAGGTGGACGTTCTGTGTTAAGTTTAGGTTTCAGCGAAGATGTGAGGTTGGTGATTGTGTCGGGTAGGTTGCGAATTGAAACCCAATCAGCTTGTGGATCTTTCTTATCGATGTAGTAGAGATGTGAGTTGCGACTTAGTTCGTCCATCATGTCCGGGATTGATATCTTCTCAAAGTCGTTTGTTGACAGAGCCTTGAAGATAGGAGTCACACCACCAGACTTGCTTTTAGTAGATTTGATCTTGGATGAAACGATTCCGGACTTGGATTGACGATCGGAGCGGTCGGAAAGTCTGATGATGGTCATGGGTTGGGAGTCTCCAAGGCGAGCTGATATGTGGATAAGTCTTGCATTGTCAATAGCTTAGCTCTGCTAGCTTAGCACCACAGGGGTGGAAAGGAAAGAGGCAGGTCGGGTGAGACCTGGGGGGGGGGCCGCCC